CGAAGATCAGGGAGCTTCAGGATCAGATCGAACGTCTTGAAGACTGGAAGGAATCAGCCTTGGCGGTTGAACGCGAATGGAACGCGAACGCCATAGCGACAATGCTTGGCGGCAAGTTGGGCGAGTCTCAGCGCACGGTGATCCAGCGTGAGGTTCCTAAGCTACTGGAACGCATCAAGCGGCTGGAGGAGGCGGGAAACAAAATGGCGGGCAGGCTGTACGATGGATGGCCGGACCTGGATGGCGACGAAGTCATTGCGGACATGGACGCATTGATCGAGGGCTGGAACGAAGCCAAGGAGGACAAGCCGTGAGCCTCGAAGAACGAATCCTAAACATCGCTGAAGGACCGAACTGGTACGACTCCCGCGAACTCCGCGCAATTGCTCTGGACGTCCGTAAGATGGAGGAACGCATCAAGCGGTTGGAGCGTGAGGTGGAACTGCTGAGGTTCTACGGAAACAAGGACTGCACCGCCCAAGCCGATGAGGTGCTAAAGAAGGAGGCCAAGCCGTGACGAAGCTCGACTGGATTACAATATGGGCTGTCCTCGCCGTCGTGGTCGTTGTGATCATCACCTCGACCCGTTATCGGGTTCAGCAGCGAGCCCACCGTCTCGCCCGTGAGATGATGCAACGCGAAGCCGTCTTCGCCGGCCACGCCGAATGGCGATGCGGAACGAACGGTGAACCCGCATTCCACTGGAAGGACTGCCCATGAAAACACCCGCCCAACGCATCGCCCAAGTCCTGTCCGCCGGCATCGACGGCCCTCCCATGAGCCGAGGGGACGTCGCCGGAGCCTACCGGGCCGCCAAGGCCTACCAGTTCAAGGACGCCCCGTCGTTCTTTACCCGCAAGCCACGCAACCCACGCAAGGGCAGCCGATGAACGACGAAGACTACGAGAGCCCCGAGGAGGCCCTCAAGGCGGCTCGCGAGGAGATCGCCCACCTCAGGAAGGCCCTGGCAGGCACTCAGCAATGGGTCGGCCGCCTGCTCTATCACTGCAAGAAGAACAACCTGCCCGTGACCGCCGTCGACTTGCTCGGCGACGAGGGCTGGCTGACACGTCCCAAGCCATGAGCGAGACCGTCGTGAACTACACCGTGCCGCCCACGCACTTCCCGAAGCGGTGCTTGCGCTGCGGATCTGATCTCGAGTGGATGTGCGACGGCTCCCTGGGCCACGTCGGCAGGAAGGCACCACAGAGCGATTGGGCCGTGTGCCTGGAGCGGCAACTGGTCAACGTGAAGGCGCAGGCCGAGGAGCTACGCAAGCGAGCCAACCAGGAGGCCGAGTACTTTGCCGCAGCCATGGCGTTCATCGAAGACTCGGGCCTCCGGCTAGACTCCGCGACCTTGATCGCCTACGTCCACACCGTCAGGGCCCGCAACGAAGGTCACTGAGCGTACCCACAGAGTCCTCCTGATTTGACTTCGGCGCCCGGGACAGGGATAACCCCGGGCAGGTCAGACAGGAGGATTTTCTATGGTTACGGCAATCGAACGCACCTACAAGGCCCGCCGGGGCGACAAGTGGGAAGGGGAGACCTTCCGGTTCATCACCGAGAACGGGGCGGCCTTTTGGGCCAGCCCTGTGGTGTCCTCACAACTTCGGCCGACCAAGAACGGGCCCGTCGTCCACACCTTCACGATCACGCCGGCCGTCACGACGGAGGGCAGCAACGGTGTCCTGACGTGCTCGATCGACCTCTCGCCTGCGGACGCGGCCAAGCTGAACCCGGGCACCTACGTGGGCGACATCGAGGTCAGTTCGACCCTCTGCCCCAAGTCCACCTTCATCACCTTCACCTTGGAGATCGTCAACGACGTGACCCGCGCCTGATCCTGCCATGCCCTCCTCAGACATCATCATCCAGGTTGTGCAGCAGTCGGCGACGACTGTGCCCATCCAGATCATCGCGGGCGCTCCAGGACGAGCCGCGACCGTCAACATCGGCAGCACGGTCACGGGCGCACCCGGGTCCAACGCCTCGGTCACCAACATTGGCACGTCCTCCGACGCCATATTCAATTTCGTCATCCCGAGGGGGGCCGACGGCCTGCCGGCCACCGTCTCGATCGGGACCACGACCACGGGAGCGCCCGGTTCCAGCGCCAGCGTCACCAATTCAGGCACTGGGGCCGCGGCCATCCTGAACTTCACGATCCCGAGGGGAGCAACGGGCGACCCCGGCAGTCCTGGGCAGGCGGCCACCATCTCGATCGGGACCACGACCACGGGAGCGCCCGGTTCCAACGCATCGGTGACCAACTCGGGCACGTCTTCCGATGCCGTGTTCAATTTCGTCATCCCGCGGGGCGCTGCCGGCGACCCTGGGCAGGCGGCCACCATCTCGATCGGCACTACCACGACGGGCGCACCGGGCACCAACGCCTCCGTCACCAATGGCGGAACGTCTTCGGCGGCCATCCTGAACTTCACGATCCCCCGAGGCTTGCAGGGAGACGCGGCCACCGTCTCGATCGGGACCACGACCACGGGCGCGGCCGGGACCGATGCGTCGGTGACCAACTCGGGGACGTCGTCCGCGGCCATCCTGAACTTCACGATCCCCCGAGGCGTGCAGGGAGACGCGGCCACCGTCTCGATCGGGACCACGACCACGGGCGCGGCCGGGACCGATGCGTCGGTGACCAACTCGGGGACGTCGTCCGCGGCCATCCTGAACTTCACGATCCCGAGGGGAGCGAAGGGCGACACTGGCGACCCTGGAACTCCTGCCACCGTTTCGATCGGAACGACCACCACGGGCGCATCTGGGTCCAATGCCAGCGTCAGCAACTCGGGCACGGCGTCTGCGGCCATCCTGAATTTCACTATCCCGAGAGGCCTGCAAGGCGACCCAGGGACACCCGGCGCGGCGGCCACCGTCTCGATTGGAACCACGACCACGGGCGCGGCGGGGTCGAGTGCAAGCGTGACCAACAGCGGCACGTCATCGGCTGCGGTGCTGAACTTCGTCATCCCCCAAGGAGCGGCTGGCCCTGCGGGCACTGACGGCGTGGGCTTCAAGACCTACCAGACGCTGCTGACCAACTTTTCTACCAACCAGGAGGCGACCATCACCGGCCTGCCGCTGGCTGGCAACAAGTGGGGCGTCAGCGTCGTGGAGGAGTGGGATTCTGGCCCGGGTGACTCGAGCTACTCGAGCGTGGCGGCGCTGCTCCTGATGAACGGGACCAACGGCAGCACGACCTTTACTGACTCTGGCCCTGGCGGGCTGACCTTCACGGCCAGCAACAGCCCGACGATCAGCACGTCTCAGAGCAAGTACGGGGGCGCGAGCGGTCTCTTCAACGGCAGCAACCAAGCCCTGCTGTCCACGGCGGCTGCTTCGGCTTGGGCGTTCCTCCACAACGGCACAGCGTTTACGGTCGAGGCCTGGTTTTACACGGGTTCCACCGCGTACCAGGCTCTCGTCTCTACGTACTCAAGCTCGTCCACATCGGGAATCAACATTGGGATCAACGACACAAACGCACGGGACGTCGCAGTCGAGATCGGCCGCAGCGTGGGCGGGTCTGTGTTGCGGGCGCAGTCGGCCGGAGGCGTCTGGGCGCTCAACACATGGAATCATGTCGCGGTGGTGCTGAACCCCGCAAACAGCACCCTCAGGGTCTACCTAAACGGAGTCCAGGTTGCATCGGTCGGATCTGCTTCGTTCGCTTTCAGCTCGGCAAATCCGACCTACACGCTGGCTGTGGCGAGGTATCAGGGAGCCACTCCTGGCGGGTACTTTTCAGGGTACCTAGACGACCTCCGCATCACCAATGGCGTGGCCAGGTACACGGCTGCCTTCACGGCGCCAACCGAGCAGTTGCCGTCGGTACCCCCGCAGGTTGAGACCAAGTACGTAGGCCAGATCGGCGGACTCAACGACACCGACGTCGACTACGGCATCGAGAAGCTGTCGGATACCTCGCTGAAGATCCGGAAGATGTCGGCCACCGGCAACCCGGTCGGGGGCGGGGCGCTCGGCTCCACGGTCAATCGAGTCTATGTCAACATCCAGGACTTCGGGGCTACCGCAGCGTCCCAGGTCCCTGCGGGCGGCACGACCGGACAGGTGCTGACGAAGGTCAACAACACGGACTACAACGTCGTCTGGGCTACGCCGAGCGCTGGAGGATCGGTCGCCTGGGCGGACATCACGGGCAAGCCGTCGACGTTCCCTCCGGACACGCATCTCCACGGCATCAGCGACGTGACGGGTCTCCAGGGGGCCCTCGATGCAAAGGCCCCTCTTGCCAGCCCCACCTTCACGGGCACGGTCTCGGGCATTACGAAGTCGATGGTCGGTCTGGGCAACGTGGACAACACGTCCGACGCCAGCAAGCCGATCTCAAGCGCCACGCAGACAGCCCTCGACGGGAAGGCAGCTACCAGCCACACCCACGCCATCGCCGACGTGACGGGCCTCCAGACGGCCCTGGACGGCAAACAGAAAACCATCACCAGCGGCACCGCGGCACCCAGCGGCGGAGTCGATGGCGACTTCTATTTCCAATACACATGACGATCCTGGCGGGACAAGACGTGGCGGAGAACACCAACTACAAGACCTCGGTCGGAGGTGAGTTCAACCCAACGGACCTGGTTCCATGTCAGCGAAAGGACGAAGAAGCATCTGGAACCTGTGCGTTCCTAGCCCTATCAATCCAAGGACATGAAGGCGGCAATTGAGCAGGTATTCAACGGGTCCCTCGCCCAGGTGGCGCTGGGCGGAGCGTATGACCCCACCAAGATCAACCGGGGCAAGCACACCGGCCAGTTCAACCTTGGTTCGGGCGAAACTGACAAGTTCATCGGGCCGAGCCCTGCCGGTGTTGCGAACCTCGCGGAGTCCTCGCTGGCCATCCCGAGTCAGTTTGTGCATCCGGTGAAGATTTCCGACGATTTGTTCTGGATTTTCGGGTCTGACGTGGCAACCGCTGCGGCCACCCGGCGCGTGCAGCTTTGGACGTGGGTGCCATCGACGAACACCTACACCTTCATCGGCGCGATCACCTGCACGTTCCCCACCGCTACCGTTCACACGGTCCGTGGCCTTCGAGCGATCCTCGAGAACTACACGACGGGAACGGCCGGTGTTTCCGGAACCGCGGTCACCGGCTCCGGAACGGCCTGGAACACGGGTCTCTCAGTCGGGTCGCGCATCGGCTTCGGATCGACTGACCCGACGCAGATCACGACCTGGTATCAAATCAGCGCCATTGGGTCGGACACATCGATCACGTTGACGGCGTCGGCGGGAACGATCGCTGCGGGCACTCCGTACGTGATCCAAGACCTGATGATCGTTCAGGCCACGACCAACGCCACCGCTACGAACGGAGGGTTGTTCGTGACCAAGGGCTTGCAGTGGGCGGACTTCCAGAACCCGGCAACGGCGATTCCGGCGGCGACCACCATCGACAAGATCAAGGCCACCTACTGGCTCAAGGACGCTGCAACGATCACCAACGACGTGATCGGCGGGTGTGCGTTGGGCGACCGGGATAGCTGGACGCAGCAGTACGTCTACAGCACTGAGGGCGCAGCGACATCTCTGGTGCTGTACCGCTACAACATCCGCGCCCCCCTGACTCTCACGGCGGGCGCACACACCCTCACGGGCACCGACATCGTCATCACGGGGGCCCAAGCGGTCACTGGCAACATCTCCCAAGCAAACAACGGCCGCGTTGCCACCTTGCAGCACGGCCCCGGTTCCGGTGTTCCGTCGCTCTACCTGTTCACGGCCACCCGCATTTTGCGCGTGCCGCTGGCCAACATCACCAGCGGCACCACGACCTTTGTCGCCGACCAAATGTCCGAGGTTCCGCCGGGCGGCACGAACACCAGCGTTGCCACAGCCGGCTTCACTTCGATGGACGTGGCCGGTTCCCTGGACAAACTGGTCATCACGGGCGCGGCAAGCACTGGCACCGTCTATGTCACCGACTACTACACCGGGGGCCAGCAGATCGATCGTCGCGCTGGGTGTCTGACGCCGCAACTGCCGTCTGCACTTCGTGACACCGACAGTCCGATCTTCCCGCACAACATCGCTGCCAACGTGCCCTTCATCTGGGTGGAGGATGGCTGGTTGTTCTGGGTCTATTCCCAGGCCGCCACCGCCAACCTGAACTCCCTGACGGTCTACCCGCTGGCGGCAGACTTGGAGTTTCAGGCCGAAACTGACAACCGAATCATCTGTCCGAAGATCAACCTGGGTGCCACTCCGGCCAAGTTCTACCGGGCGCTGGTGGCGTGCGCCGAGAACTTGGGAGACAGCACGATGGGCGTCACGCCCGACATGTACCAAGTGCAGTATCGCACCGCGGGCATCGACGACAACTCAGGAGCCTGGACGACGGTGCCGCAGACGGGGGACCTGTCCGGCGTGTCGGCTGCGGCCGAAATCCAGTTCGCGTTCCGGTTCAGGACGGCCGGCGTGATCCTATTGCCGGCCCGTATCCTGTCGCTGGCGCTGATCTACGAAACCGCCGACGCTCTCCCCAGCCAGTACCGCTGGAACTTCGGAGACTTCAACGCGACCAACGGAACCTTCGCCTGGATCCAGACGGCGCTTTTCGGCAGCACTCTTGGAGCCCACACCATCAACGTCTATCGGGCGGACACCAACGCTCTGGTTTTGTCCCAGGCGTCAACCGGAACCACCAACGGCACCTTCGAGTACTGGAACGGCTCGGCCTGGGTTGCCGGCCTCGGGAGCGATGCTCTCAACACTCGCCGCCGGTTCGTTCCGACGGGCTCCCTGCCTGGCGGCGTTGACCTCTACGCTACCCTCACCGTCGCATGAGTCTTTTTGCAGGAGGTGGATCGGCCCAACTGGTCCGGGACGTTGGAACGTCCAATGCCGTGCAAGGATTCCGTGTGTCCGGTGCGCTGCATGGGGCTCGCCGCTCCACCTCTCTGCCGACGACCGTGCTCTTCCAGGCCGGCGACGCGGCGGCCCAGGTCACCCGGGCGATCGTCGTCACGGCGCAGCTTTTCCTCAAGGTGTCGGGCTCCTACCGCTCCGGCACCCTCTGGCAGCGCATCGCAGGCACTTGGCGTTCGGGGCAACTGTGGCAGAGGGTGGCCGGCACTTGGCGCTGATTTCGTTGGAAGAGGCGGCGGGCGTAGCCTAAAGGTTGTGGGCGATGCCTGAGTGCCTCCACCCACGACCGACCTGCCTGAGCATCTACGCCGGGCGGGGGATCGAGTGGTGCCCCGACTGCGGGGCCTTTCGGCGCGTCCTGTTCCTGAGCGCCCGCGAGGGCATGGGGATGCGTCAGGACGTGTGGGTCTTGCCCCAGCATCTCGACCCAGACCTGACCCAATCCGAACTGCACGACTGATGCCCGAGCATCCTCCGCACCTACAGCACCTGGCCGCAGCCGAGACGGCCTGGAACTGGGCCGCCATGTTCACGGCCTACGCCAACGGCTCCAAGCTCGAGGAGATCAGTCAGATCTTCTCCTGCCCGATGCCGGTGCTCCGCCGGGCCGCAACGACTCAGGACTGGGCGAGCATGTCCGCCCAACTGGTGGCGCCCCAGGCCCGCGAACTGCCCGACGTCACCGAGTCCAGGATGCGCCGCCTGGAGGCCAACCGGGCGAAGAACTTCGAGCTGGCGGACATCCTGCGGGAGAAGCTGCTGAGAGACTTCCAAGCCTTACGGGACGGCACCCTCAAGGTCGAGCGAGCCGTAGCGTACAAGGGGGAGGTCCACCACACCGAGGTCGAGCCGGGCCCCCAAGACATGGTCGCCTTGGCCAATGCGGCCAAGAGCGTCGCAGAGATGACCTACCGCGCATTGGGCGACGTGGCGGCCGAGGACCGGCAGGTGACCAACGGGAAGAACGGCGACGCAGCAAGCATCACCGTGATCCTGCCTACCGTGGTCCACACGTCCGCTCCGAAGGAGGATCGGCCCGTCCAGGTCGTCGACCTCCGGCCGGCCACTTTCCCCACCTCGCAGCGGCAGACGAAGTCGATCTCCGAGGCCTCCGTCATCGACACGCCCACGACCCCATGATCGACACCCGACAACTGCCCGTCGAATACCCCCACATCCGCGAGGACCTGGTGGAGATGGCCGGCGACGAGAACCTGATCTTCCTCGACGGCTTCGACCACTGCATCACCGGACTGTGCTCCATCCACGGTGAAGTGCCCCGCGTGGCCTACAGCACCGAGGCAATCATCGAGACCCTCCAGAAGCGCGACGGCATGCCCTACGAAGAGGCGACCGAGTTTTTTGACTTCAACATCGGCGGCCTGCACTGCGGCCCCTACACACCTGCCCTGGTGCTCTCCGCGCCGGGGGTTGAGATTACCGTAAAACGATGAGAGTTCGACCCATCAGCATCACCCAAGCCCTGCCCGGAGCGATCCCAGGTCACCCGTCCGACGTTTCGCCGGAGGCCCTGATCGTCTACAAGGCCCGCGTCTCGAGCCCCGAGAACCAGGTCAAGCACCTCAACGGCCCGCGGCTCCTGGCATTCTGCATCCGACACAAGCACTGGAGTCCGTTCGAGATGGTGGACCTGACGATGGAGATCGAGACGTCCAGGGCGATTGCCGCTCAGATCCTCCGGCACCGCTCGTTCAGCTTCCAGGAGTTCAGCCAGCGGTACAGCGCCGTGGCCAAGCTGGGAGACTTGGTGGAGCCCGTGGAGATGCGGGAGACGCACGTCGACGGGAACCGGCAGGGAAGCGGGGGTAACATCGGCAGCCGGCCCATCCCCCACGCATCCTATTCAGTCGACGAGATCGCCGACTCGGCCGTCCGACACGCCGAGCAGGCGTACCGGGAGCTGCTGTCGGCTGGCGTGGCCCCGGAGTGCGCCCGGATGGTGCTGCCTTTGGCGACGAGGACCCGACTCTACATGAAGGGGTCGGTCCGCTCCTGGATCCACTACTTCCAAGTCCGGTGCGACGGCCACGCCCAGAAAGAGCACCGCCAAGTCGCCGAGGCAATCCGGATGGAGTTCAACCTGCTGTTCCCGACGATAGCCCTGGCGCTCGCCCCGGCAGAACCCACCCAGCCTTGACGTTGCCGGCGACGGTCCATGCCGCCGACCTCTGGACTCGGAACCCCAGTTGCGAAGGGCTGATCGGGCGGTGCTCGCCGGCCTGGATCTCCCAAGACTCGGACCCCGGCAGGTCCCCGACCACCAGCACCGCCCTTCGCACTCGAGTCAGCGTGTCCAGGAGGAGCCGCCGAGCCTCTGAGGATGGCAGGTGCTGGATGACGTCCTTCACCAGGGCGACGTCGAAGATCTCTCCGGCCGGCAGGTCACGCACCTCACCAGACAGCAGCCGGAGGCATCTGGGAAGCCGCTGGCGGGCTTTCTCAAGCGCGACGGGTGAAAGCTCCACTCCGGTGTACTCGGCGCACCACGGGGCAATCACGGCGGCCAGGCGGCCGTCCCCGCACCCGACATCCAAGAAGGAATCGCCGGGCTGAATCTGGCCCCGGACCCACTCGAGGCACGGGGCTGCCGCCTGGGGGTCGCTGCCGGGGCCCGAGCCCCCGCCCCAAGTGTCGTCAAGGTAGATCCGATCGAAGGCGTCCTTCATGGGCTTAGGATACACAAAAGCCCCGGCACCTTTCTAGGCGCCGGGGCACCAAAGGGTGTCAGGTGGTGCTCTTGGTCACTTCGTCGTCGGACGGCCAGGCGGTCCCCTCGGCCTTGGCCCAAAACGCCTTCGCAATCTCCTCGTTGTCTCCAGCCAGGCGCAGGTACTCGGCCTTCCGCTCGGCCCGGACGCGGGCGTTGTAGGCCTCCTGCCGGATCGCCCCGTAGAGTTCTAGGCAAAGATCGCGGACCTCGTTGAACTTGGCGTCGTCCTGGGCGTACTCCTCGAACTTGGCCGCCTTTGATTCGGCCGGATCGACGCCGATCCACACGGTCTCCACCGTCACCTCGGGCCGGCCGATCTTGAGGCTCTCGTTGTTGTAGTTGACCTTCTCGATTTTGACCAATCCGTCCAGGGCGGCCTGAGCCTTGGCCTCGTCGAGCCACCCGAAATCAGAGGTGTACCAGCCCTGCCGCAGGCGGAAAACCTTGATGGCTTCGGCGGGCTTCTGGTAGCCGCGCCACTCGCTGCGCCGGAGCGCCTCCGACAGGGTGATGGGCGGCTTGATGCCACGCTCTAGGGCCTCGAGGCGGATCGAGTCGTTGAGTTCTTCGTTGGTGAGGTTCAGGACCTCACTGCGGGTCAGTTGTGGGAATGGTTTCATGGTTCAGGCGTTCAAAAGGTCGTGGACCTCATCCTTCAGCTCCTGGACTTCCTGCTGGAGGTCCTTGATCTCCTTGGTCTTCTCGCCGAGAGACCTGTCGATGTCCTGAAGGATTCTCTCCAGGTCGTCTTTTATGTCGGGGTGGCGCTCAGTAATCAGCTCGATCGTGCGGCGATCACTGCGGTCTAGGTGTGGCAGGTTCATCAGTGCTTGGTGTAATGCTCGACCCCCCGTGCCGCCGCCACGGACCCGGCGAGAATCTCCTCGCGGCGGTTCCAAGCGGTGGCCATCTCGATGGCGAGGTTGTTGGCCTCCACCTCGGTCTCACCCCGCACGGTCGCGACGACGCGGCAGCGGACGGTGACCAAGTGGGCGACCCATTCGCCATTCTGAGGCACGGAGAATTGAGGAAGTAATTGCATGGCGGGGCAGACCATGCCCTGACACCAAGGTCGTGTCAACGAAGTTTCGGTGACTGCCTCGACTAGAACCCGGGCGGGGCTTCGCTACGATCCAGCGGCATGGTCACGCCGCACTTGCACTTCATCTGGGGATTCAAGGAGGGCGACACGTTCGGCCTGATCGAGCGCATCGCAATTCAGTCGGCCTGCTGCCACCACCCGACGTGGCCCGCAACGCTCTGGACGCGGCGCATCCCAACGGGGAGTCACTGGGAGAAGTTGAAGGCCGCGGTGCCCTGGCTGAGGACTATGCCGGCGCCGCGGATCGACACGTTCAACGGGCGGCCGGTTCCGAAGTACCAGCACAAGGCCGACGCCCTGCGATACAGCCTGCTGTACAGCTTGGGCGGGGTCTACATGGACCTGGACACGATCACCCTGGCACCGATCCCGAAGGAGTGGCTGGAGAAGCCCTACACGATCGGCCTGGAGTACCATGCCGACGGGTCTCCGATCGGCTTGTGCAATGCAGTCTACATGTGCGCCCCGTTCTCGCGGTTCGGCTGGCGTGTCCTGAGCGAGTTTCAGGCGTTCGACCCAGCCGTCCACGCTTACGCGGAGTTCGGGGTCTACAGACCGCTAAAGTGGGCCCTGGAAATGGCGCACGACGTCCACATCGTGAAGGGCCCCTTGCTGGGGCCCATGCACTGGGACATCGCGGCCTACTGGGAACGGGAGGAGCCGCTACGTGACGTCGTGATCGCCCACCTGTGGAGGACCAACCACAGCGACCCGGTGCTGCGGAAGCTGACCGAGGAAGACCTGCGGCACGGGCGGTTTGCCTACGCTCAGGCCGCCAAGCGGTACGTCTAGTTGCAGCAGTCTTTGACGCCGCCCTGGGGCACGGTCTTGGGCTTGGTAGCCGCCTCGTTCTCGGCCTCGGCCCTCCGCCGGGGCTGGGGCTGAGTCGGGGCTTCCGCCCAAGCCTTGGGGGCACTGCACGACTGGCCGGACGGGCGCATGTCTAGGAAGGATGCCAAGTTGCTCACCGGGCGACGCTACGCCTTCGGCCGGGTCAGGACCAGTAATTTACAGCGACGGTTTTCGGCCTTCTAAGTAGTCGAAGTTTCGTCGACGGCCGGGCGTCGGTCGGAGTAGACTGCGACATGAACGTGGCGACCAACCGCCTGTCAAATCATGCAAACCGTAATTGAACCAACCCTGTGCCGTGACTGCGGCAAAAACCCTGTCCCAGGTAAGGCCCGCTACTGCGCTTCCTGCCGTCGCCAAAAGGTCCGAGACGCCTCTGTGCGTTTCCGGGCCGGCATCACCATGGCCCCCGGAGAGGAAAGCGTTGGCCGCACCCTGGCCCAGTGCAGCCTCCGGGAGGTGGCGTCGAAGTTCCAGGTGTCCGTCCAGCGGATCCAACAGATTGAGCGCCTGGCTCTCCTGAAGCTGCGACGGGGCATCCTGCCGTTTTTGAAAGAGCACAACCCCGTCGCCTTCGAGAGGTACCAGGGCCGGGAGACCGACGCCCAACGGTGGGCGGCGCGTACCGGCGTCCGGCGGCAGCTTTCGGCCAAACAGGCCCAGATCGTGGCCCAGCTTCGCAAGCTGGCCGACACCTACGAGGAATCCGGCCAGGTCACGACGGCGCGGGCGATCCGCTACGAGGTCGAGGACCTCACGTTTCGGCTAGAACAGGTATTTGAAAAGAGGGACAACTAAATTATGGAACTCCTCGAGAGAGTCAAAGGCTGGCTCAGTCGCCGCCGCCGCCGCCCGCCGGCACTCCCAGCCCCCGCGGCGCCAGCCAACAAGTGCGTGATCTTGGTGCCGGTGTCGCACCACATCGAGCCGGCGTGTGACGAGGCCCTTCGGGAGCTGGAGCGCCGTGGGTACACCGTGTGGCGTCGCTGGGGCTACTCGGCGATCGACCAGGGCCGGTGCCTCATGGCCCAGCAAGCCCTGGACGCCGGCTTCGAGGAGCTGTTCTGGATCGATGCGGACGTGGCCTTTTGGCCCGGTGACGTGGAGAAGGTGCGCTCGCTCGGCAAGAGCGTGGTCGCCGCGGCCTACCCGGTGAAGGGCTGGCCGACGATGACGATCGAGCCGATGGACAAGAAGTCCCCGATCTTCTTCGGACCCTACACCGAGCCCATCGAGCTGCGGTACGCCGCCACAGGCTTCCTCTACACCCACTCCAGGGTCTACCGGCGCATCCAGCTTCTCCAGGCATTGGAGCCGGTGCTCATCTGGGGGCAGCACAAGGCGGTCCCGTGGTTTTACCCGATCCTGATGGGGGGCGAGTACCTCGGCGAGGACTTCGCCTTTTGCCACCGGGCCCGGGAGGCCGGCTTCCAGATCCTCCTGGACCCGTCCATCCGACTGGCCCACATCGGCCGGTACTCGTATTCCTGGGAGTTCGCCTCCCGGGGTGTTCGCACGGAGCCGACTGACTGGATCTACCACCCACCCATCCGCACCCGTGAGACTGCCGGTTGTCAATGATCAGGGCCGGGTCCGCTGGGCGGTCATCCCGGATGACTGTGCTGGCGCACTCGACTATCCCGTGCCGCTGCGCGACATCGTTCGGCGGAGGGCCGAGATCGTGGTGGCCGTGTTCTCAGCCACCCACGGGGTCCAGCAGGCCTTCGCGTACATCCGAAACGCCTTCCGGATTCAGAAGTGCGACCTGGTGGCTATCCTGGCGACGGGCGTGACCAGGCCGGCCCAGCTCGAGGCGCTCGAACTAGCTTTTGCTGCCGCGGTAGGTCGGGTCCGACTGATCCCACAGAACCAACGCGGTGGCCGACCCAAGAAACATGAACGTACTGAAGCCAGTGCCGGGACTCCGACAGGAGGACTTGGTGAAGATGACACGACAACAGCGGTGGAAACTCCGGAGGTACACTCAGGGGATGTGTGTGAGCTGCGGCAAGATCCCGAGGTGCGAACAGAGTCGCACCCTGTGTGCGGAGTGTTTGGCGATCCAGCGGGAGAGGATGCGCCAACGGACGGGAGCCAGCCGACGCAATCTCAGAAGTAGGTCTTATGACGCGGATAAAGTCGTTGCTCGCTTCACTGCTGCGCCTGCTCGGCGTGGGAAGAAGGTCAAGGGTAAGGTCACCCGGAGGTCCAAGTTCCGAGCCCAGGCTAAGGGCAAAGCCCGTCCGGCCGGTCCGCATGAACCCACCGCGTGACGTCAAGGAGTTGTGAGGGGAGGCAAACGCCCAGGAGCGGGCAGGCCGCGGGGACCCAGAAAGGTCTCCGTGCGACTAATGGTGCTGCCTGAGACGTTCCGCACCATCGACCTCCTCGCGTTTGCCCGAAGCCAATCCCGCGGCGAGATCGTCGACCAACTGGCCCGCCGGGCAGTCCGGAAAAAACCTAGCACCTCTCCCAGCAGCCCCCTTTTGAAGGCCGCGTCCGTGAAATAGGAGAGTCGACTTTTCTGCGTAAATACTTGGGGTTCGGAGCAAGTACTTCGACGTCCCATAAAATATGGTTGCACGGGACACGTGGCGCCGGCTATCGTCTCTGCACCATGCAACGCTTCACGCTACTCCTTGTGGCGCAAGCCCTTACGGCTTCCGCCCTCTCCGCCAAGCTCCCCCAGGCCGAGGCCGACCGCATCGTCGACGCGATCTACCGGGTCGAGGGTGGGGCCAAGGCCAAAGTCCCCTTCGGCATTCTCTCCGTCCGCGTCTCTTCCTTGGAAGAGGCTCGCCGGGTCTGCTACAGGACCGTCCAGAACAACCACGACCGCTGGGTGCGATCGGGCCGCCGGGGCGAGTACCTGGACTTTCTGGCAGACCGCTACTGCCCGCCCTCGGACGACCCGAAGGGCAATCGGAATTGGAAGAAGAACGTCCGCACTTTTCTGTCAAAGTAACCTAAATATGGAAACACAAGACATCACCCCCGCCACGACGGCGGCCCTGAACGTGGCGAAGGTGGCAGCGGTGCTCCCGCCGGATCACGGGGCTCGCGCCCACCATAAGTTCTCCATGTCCAAGCTGAACTACCTCGACCCATCGGTGGGCGGCTGCCGCGGGTACAAGGGCCGCGAGGGCACCAGCCAGGCGGCCGAGGACGGCACCGAGCTGCATGAGAAGTCCGAGGAGGTCCTGCGGGAATACCTCCGGGCGGCCCGCCCCTCGGTAAGCCTCGCCCAGTTCGCTGCCGGCCGACGGGACTGGGACGACGACTCCAACGTGCTCCTGCACCAGTGCTTCGTGTTCCTGGACGAGCATGCCCTTCGGAGGGGGTCCAGGATCTACATTGAGCTGAAGGCCCGGGTGAAGCGCAACGACGGCTCGGAGATCAACTACGGGCACCTCGACCTGTTCGTCGTCCACGCTGACGGGACGGCCATGCTCATCGACTGGAAGTTCGGGTACGCGCCGGTCCTTCCGGCCGATCGGAACCGCCAGGGACTCGGGTACGCTGCTGCCATGTTCCAGCAGTTCCCGGGCGTGAAGTCGATTGAGGTTATCTTCGTCCAGCCCCGCCTCCGCTGGGTGACCCGGCACACCTACTACCGCGAGCAGGCGTCCGAGATGGCCTTCAGGGTCGATCAGATCGTCAAGGGCGCGATCCTGGTCCAGGGCGAGTCCATGCAGAATCCCCTCATCAAGGACCTGCTCAACCCGGGCAGTGCCTGTGAGTACTGCTCCCGGATCGGCACCTGCCCAGGCTACCTCGAAGCCTACGTGACCGCGGTGCAGCGGATGGGGGCCCTCCCGTCCCTTCCCACGACCTTCAATTTGGACGCGATCGACAGCCCTGAAAAGGCAGCCATCGCCCGCGCCTGGGTCGATTTCCTGGACGCCGCCGCGGGCCCCATCAAGGAGCGGGCCCAGGAGATCGCTCTCAACAACGGCGGCCAGATTGAGGCCGTTCTCCCGGATGGCCAAGTCGTCCGGTACGAGATGAAGTCCCGCGGCGTGAACCGCGAACTGGGCAGCGCGGTGGAGATCGCCGAGTGCCTGAAAGACATCGTCATGCCCACCCAACTCCTGGGTGCGGCAAAGCTGGGTCTCGAAAAGACCTTAGAAGTCGCAGCGCCGGCTCTGCTTGAGGTCAATCCCGAGGTCGGTACAAAGAAGGGCGCTCGCGAAGCAATTCTCTCCTTGCTCGAGGCTCACGGTCTGGTGACCAAGCCCGACGGCAAGGTTGAGTTCCTGAAAAGAACCAAAGTCCCACAAACCAACAACACCAAGAACATCGAATAAATATGGCAGCAACCCGTAAATTGCGTAGCGTCAACGACAACACCGTGACCGAGGAGGTCGTCCCCGAGAACGTCCAGCATTCGTCTGAGCCCTTGCCGGCCGGCGTGATCGAGGGCGGGGCTCCGCAGGGCACCGAGACCACCAACGCCGTCGCCACCCGCACCACCAGGGCCCTTGCCCCGATGTCCGCTTCCTCCGGCATCGTCGGTGAGTGGGACTCGAGCGACGTGAAGTTCCCCGCCCTGAAGATCGTTCAGGGCTCTGGCCAACTGAGCCAGCAGTTCAACTCCGGCACCCTCATCCTGGGCGATGAGGAGCTGCTCCCGCCGCCGGACCTCAAGAACCCGAAGCCGGAGCATACCTTCCGCTTCGTCCCCGTCACCCTGGAGAAGCAGTTCCGGGAGAACCTGAGCCAGGAAGAGGCCGCCAGCGGCGCGATGCCCCGCGTGGTCAACAGCCTGGCCGAAGTGGAGGCCCTCGGCGGCACCACGCAGTGGATCGGCGACCAGAAGCCCTCCTGGGGCCCGAGCGCCCGGATCCTCCTGCTGGTGGAGCGCCCCGAGAACCTCCCGGGCAGCGGCACCGATCACCCGGGCTTCGTCCTGGAGCTGGGCGGTAAGCTGTACGCCCCGGCCGTGTACTACGCCGCCGGGACAAGCTGGACCAACTTCGCCAAGCCGCTTTTCAATGCGGCCCTGACCTCGCTGATGATCCCCGAGCGCGATGAGGCCGGGAACATCGTGAAGACGCCGACGGGCGTGATCCGCCGGCAGCCGTACCTGCCCAAGTCCTTCTGGGCCTGGCGTACCGTCAAGAAGGCGGCCGGCGACTACGTCGTGTTCGCGCCCGAAGTCCGCCTCCACAAGGAAGAGACCGGCGATGAGCTGCGCCAGTTCGTCGAGTCCCTTCGCTGATCCGTCCGTCACCTAAACCTGGGGGCCAGGTGCCTGGTTCATCTGGCCCCCTTTTCTTCGCTTTCTATGGAGTTTTTTGGGTTCCGGGATCTCCGGTCGTCCGAGGCCACTGAGGTGGCCCCGTGGAATTGGCGGCCGACCGCCGTCCAGAGGCAGCACGTCGCGAACGCTCCGAAGTCGAGCCGAAACCAGGCGATGGCGAAGCAGGGATGGCTCGTCTACACGCCGGTCCGGGGCACCGTTCCGACGGCCTACGTGGAGCCCTCGAACCCGGCCGCGGGGGTCCGCGGCATGGTGCTCGACTACGATGTGACCCTCATCAAACCGCACCTGGAGAAGGCACTGGCCAAGGTCCCAGACGACCTGATGCCGCAATTCGTCGAGCAGACCCTGTCCGGGCACTTCCGGCTGGTGTGGATCTTCGACCGAGACGTGCCGATCTGCGACCCGGCTCAGATCGAGATGATCTGGAGGTCCCTGGCCGACCGCATCAACCCCTACGAGCTGCACCCAGGCCTCGACAGTGCCTCGTTCCGCCCGTACCAGCGGTGGACCTCCGGGGACGCTTGGCTGGCCTATTCCGAGCACGACCACGTCCCCGCTGACACCCTCAACGAGATCCTGTGGGAGGTCGGGAAGAAGTTTCGCCAGGACACCAAGTCCGACCTGGACCTGAAGAAGGTCGGGGAGGCGCTCCTGGCCAAGTTCCCGGGGTGCTGGGAAGGCGAGTTCGTCGTCGGGTCTCGAGGGAAACGGTTCTGGGACTCGACGGCCGACAACCCGATGGGGTGCATGCTGAAGCCGGACGGATTCCTGTGCTTCACCGGACCGAAGCCCGTCGTGAAGTGGGAGGACCTCCTGGGCGAGGAGTGGTGCCGGAAGGCGCGGGAGGATCGGCTGGCCGACGCGACCTCGAACATCTACTTCGACGGGCGCACCTACTGGCACTTGGTAGGGTCCAACGTCTGGCACAAGCGGAGCCGCGAGGACACGATTCTGGAGCTGACCGACCGAGGGTTCGACAACCGGGTGACCAAGGGGAAGTCCGTCTCCGACTGCGGCAGGCTGCTCAACATGATCCAGCAGGCCAACCGGGTGGACGCCGCCCTGTCCCTGGTGAACTACCCGCCCGGCCTCGTCACGATCCGCCGGCAGCGCCTGCTGAACACAACGCGAGTCCAGGCGATGAAGCCTGCCGAAGGCCCGGCGACGACCGAAGACTTCCCGTGGCTGTGGGAGTTCCTCCAGGGCCACTTTGCGGCCCCCGAGAACCGCCCCCTCGACCATTTCCTGGCCTGGCTGAAGCGGGCCTACGTGGCCCTCCTGGAGCGCCAGCGCCTCATGGGTCAGGCCCTGTTCCTGTGCGGGCCCCGGCAAAACGGCAAGACCCTCCTGGCGACCCGGATCATCGCCCCGATGCTGGGCGAAGGGTACGCTGATCCGTTCGAGTACCTTACCGGGCGCACCACCTTCAACTCGGAGCTGTTCGAGAACTTCCTCTGGTGCCTGAACGACGCCGACAGCCCCCGCGAGGGTGAGCGGGGCAGCGTCCTTTCCAAGATCAAGGACACCGTCGTGAACCCGTCGCACCAGTACCACCAGAAGTTCGGCGACCGCGCCCAGGTGGATTGGCAGGGCCGCCTGTTGGTGACCCTGAACGACGACCCGGGCTCCGTCGCCCTCCTGCCCGAGGTCAATTCTAACACGGCCGACAAGCTCTGCTTCTTCGCCTCGAGGAACTACGCGAAGGCCTGGCCCTCGAACCGCGAGATCGAGTCCACCCTCGAGAAGGAGCTGCCCAAGTTCTGCCGGTGGCTGCTCAACTGGCAGGAGCCCAAAGACGTCCTGGAGTCCTCCCGCGTCGGTGTGAAGTCCTACTTCGACCCGCACGTCTTGGAGACGAGCCGCCGCCAGGGGTACGCTTACAACTTCCGTGAGTTGCTGGTGAATTGGGTCCGCGCATCGTGGGCCCCGGAGGAGGCCGAGAAGAGCCTCACGCCCACCGAGCTGATGGCCCACCTGACGAGCTGCGAGCCCGTCGCGGCCCTCGCCCGAGACTGGAAGGTGCCGATGGTTGCCCGGGCCCTCACGACCCTCGCCCGGGACGGCAATTCCGGCATCACCTACAACGACGGCCCCGACCGCTCGTTCACCCTTCACCGCCACCAACTCGCCTAATCACCATGCAAGACATCGTTGTGGACTTCGAGTCCTACTACTCCAAGAAGCAGGACATCAGCGCCGGCACCGTCGGCGTCGTGAACTACGTGCGCGACTCCTACGCCTACATGGTGTCGGTCGTCGGGCCCGGCATCGAGTTCATCGGCACCGTCGAAGAGGCCCAGCGGCGATTCCCCGACTCGTTCTGGGAAGATCCCGGCAACCGCTTCTGGGCCGCCAACGCCAACTTCGACCAGCTCTGGGTCCAGCGGTATTGGCCCGACGCCAAGCGCATGAAGCCCTGGCACTGCATCCTCGACCGCGGGGCCACCGAGCAGCTTCCACAGAGCCTCTCCGGCATCGCCCGCGCCCTGTGGGGCAAGAAGGTGGACAAGTCGATCCGCGACTGGATGGACGGCAAGCACTACAAGGACATCACCCCGGAGCAGCAGCAGGAGGTGCTCAACTACTGTCTCGAGGACGCGAAGGAGGAGCAGCACGTCCTGAAGTCCCTGCCGGAGCCCACCAGCATCGAGCAGCAGATTGCGATGCACACCCGCATGGTCAACCTCCGGGGCGTCCGCATCGACGCTGGTCGCCTGAAGCAAGACCGCGAGGAGCTGTTGAAGCACCAGCACGACGCCTTCATGCGGATCCCCTGGCACAACGACGAGGCTCCGCTGTCGCACCTGGCCCTGTCGGCTTGGGCGACCGAGCAGGGCATTCCCGTGCCGGCTTCCCTGGCGAAAGACGACGAAGAGTGTGCGAGCCTGGTGGGAGCCCATCCGAAGCTCGGGGACGTGGTCGGAGCGATGCGGCAGTACCGGAAGGCGAACACCCTGATCCGGAAGATCGAGTCGGTCGAGGGGCGCATCACCGAGGATGGGACGATGGCCCTGGAGCTGATGTATTGCGGGGCCCGCCACACCCGGCGCTGGTCCTCCCGCGGCGTGAACGTGCAAAACCTCGACCGGGAGCCCTACTGGCTGACTCCCGACGGCAAGCCCGCCGAGGGCGCCTGGGACGTCTGGCCCCGGCGCTGGCTGATCCCCAGGGAGGGCAAGACCTTCCTGATCCTGGACTACGCCCAGATCGAGCCCCGGTGCCTCAACTGGCTGGTCGGCAACGACGAGCTGCTCAACCTCATCCGCTCCGGGTTCGGCATCTACGAGGCCTACGCCCGGGTCTCCGGTCAATGGGGCGATCCGGCCCCGCTCAAGAAGGCCAACCCCGGCCTCTACAAGTCGGTGAAGGCCCAGGTGCTCGGCCTGGGGTACGGGATGGGTGCGGGACGGTACAAGGAGACGGCCGCAAAGGACGGCATCGTGCTGACCGACGAGGAAGCCAAGGCCACCGTGGACACCTGGCGCAAGCTGAACCCGAAGATCATCGAGTTCTGGCGGCAGATGGACGAGACGGTCAAGGCCGCGACGATGGATCGGGCGAAGCTGTTGGAGGTCGTAATGCCGACCGGCGACAAGCTGAGGCACTTCGGTGTCCGCCACTTCTCCAAGCCCATCACCGACCCGGACACGGGCGAGGTCACCACAAAGCGCGGGTACGAGTCGTTCACCACCAAGGGCGACTTCACGCCGATGTCGAAGCAGCCCAATCTGTGGGGCGGCACGCTGGCGGAAAACGTCACCCAGCGGATGGCGCGGGACGTCCTGGCCGAGGCCGTGATCCGACTGGAGAACGCGGGCCTTCCGGTGGTTTTCCACGCCCACGACGAAGTCATCCTGGAGGTGGACATCGCCTCGAAGGAGGAGGCCAAGAGAGCCGCGGAGCAGATCCTTGGCGTAGCCCCGGCCTGGGCCCCGGACCTCCCCCTGGGCGTCGAGGGAGACTTCGCTGACACCTACGTCAAATGAGCACCACACCACGATCAGACCTCCGGCGAGAGATCGCCGACCTCGTCCGTCTCGGCGGACCCACCGTCGAGGCCTACCTCGACTACGCCAAGCGGTACGCTGGCCTGGCGTTCGACCACGCCCAGTCCTGTGCGTCCACGACATGGCCCCGCGAGCACGTCTGGGGAGTCCGTCTTCTGGCCGTCTTGAAGCTCCAGGAGGAGACGCCGGAGCGGCTCGAACAGAAGATCCAGGCGATTCACCTGAAGGCGAAGGTGAGCCACGTCATCCCTTGTCGCCACAGCATGTCCCTCTACGTTTTCGGGCCGGACGACCAATGAAGATCATCGGACTCAGCGGGCGGAAACGCTCCGGCAAGGACACCGTCTACTCGATCATCCAGGAAGAAGCCGCGCACCGGCAACCCCACCGCGTGGCGTTCGCCGACCCGTTGAAGGAAGAGGTCTCGGCCCTCCTGAACGTGCCCGTCGCGGACCTGGAGGCCGACAAGGCACGGTTCCGCGGGATCCTGCAATGGTGGGGCACCGAGTGGCGTCGAGGGCAGAACCCCAACTACTGGATCGACCTCACCCGGGCACGGATCCGCGCCTTGCGGGGGTCCACGGGCATGGTCGTCGTCACCGACGTGCGGTTTCCCAACGAGGCCGAGCTGATTGAGAGCATGGGGGGCACCGTCGTCAGGATCTCCCGACCCGAGGCCGACACTGTGGTAGACCCCCACTCGTCGGAGGTCGTGATGGACAGCTACCCGTTCCGGCACGTCATCCGGAACACGGGAACGCTCGACGAGCTTCGTCAGGCTGTGCGCTCGTTTTTGCTTCTCGCCTGACCGGCCTCCCATACCCTTGGGGCACCATGCGACAGAAGGTTGTCGCCAATGAAGCCCCCTTCCCTCGCCGTCCTTGGCATCGATCCAGGGCTGTCTGGTGCTGCCGTGCTCTACTCGCCGGTCACCAACGAGGTGATTGCTCGGCGGGACTTCAAGAGCCTGCGTGACGTCGCCTGCGCTGTCCGTGAACTCGGCGGCCAGGCGACGTTTGCCGTTTTGGAGTTCGTCTCCGCAAGGTCCGGGCAGGGCGTGACCTCGATGTTCCACTTCGGTCAGGCCGACGGGTGTGCGATTGGAGCCCTGGAGTCCATCGACCTGCCCTGGATCGACGTCGTGCCGGTCGTTTGGCAGCGGTGGGTGCGGGAGTACCTGGGACTGCCTCCCGATGCGCCATTCGGGGCCTGTGAAGCGGCGTTGCAGGCTTTCAGCCCCGACCACCACTACCTCTTCAAGCGGTCGAAAGATCACAACACGGCCGACGCCTGTTTCCTGGCCCTGTACGGAGCCGTCCACGCTGACCTCCGCCTGAAAGCATCAGGGGGAGACAGCCAGTATCGCCGTCTCCCCCCGTTGAAAGAGCTGCTCCAGATGCAGGAGCAGCGCCGGTACGCCTAGACGGCCGACAGTTCGCCGTCGTTCAGGGTGTCCAGGTGGGCCAGTTTCTCCTCGACCATCCGCGCCACCCGCTCCTCGACGGTGCCCGCCGCGAACACGATGCGCTGAAGGGACTTCGTCTTGCCGCCGGCACGGTGGACGCGGCCGAGGGCCTGCCGGAGGTCGATCGCGCTCCAGGTGGGCGAGATCAGCGCCATCCTCGGGTGGTTGCCGTTGAGGTCGTGCAAGGAGACGCCGACGCCGCCGGCCTTGATGTTGGCCACGATCACGCGAGCCTTGTCGGACTGGAAGGCGTCGATGGCCGCCTGACGCTCCTCGGGGGTCTGCTTGCCGTGGATCTGGACGACCGTGTTCTCCTTGCCCAGGTGCTCGCTGACGGCGTTCAGGCTCTCGTCGAAATTGACGAAGATCGCCACGCTCATGCCCTGCTCGATGGCGTCCTCGGCCATCTGGATCAGCGCCGGGATCTTGGCAAGCTCTGACGTCTGGCGAGCCCGGAGCAGCTTGGTCAGGTGGTGCTCAGGGTCGTGGAGCTTCTTGTCCGCGATCGCCGCCAATGCTTCGGCGACATCCTCGAACGCTCGGTTGATCAGCTCGGGCTTCGCCACGGTCACCAGTTCGGTCGCCACCTGGGTCTCGGGGAAGGCGTCGCCCAGGTCAGCCACGCGCACCCGGACGCCCTTCTTCGGGAAGATCTGGGCGTGGAGCGCCTGGAGGTGCTTGGTGTTGCCGTCGAACTCGTACCCGCCCCAGCGGTTGGCGAAGCACCCGTACTGCTCCACCCAGGCCCAGAAGCCCTTGTACCCGTGCAGGCCCAGAATGTAGCCCAGCGCCTTCATCTGGAGAGGGTTCGATGCAGCCGTGGCCGAGAGGGCAATGGTGGGGATGTTTTGGCGCTTTCCGCCGACCACCAAGTGATGGTTCTGCGTCTTATGAGACTTGGCCCGGTGGACCTCGTCGAAGATGAGCCCATCGATGTCCTTGGCCCAGACAAAGGACTTCTTGGCGGGCGAGTCCCACTTGCCCAGGGGTGTGTTGCCGGTGCGAACCTTGTCCCAGTTGACCGCCCGGATGGTCACGCCGAGGTGCTTCGCCGCCCGCTCCCAGGAGGGCAGCACGGTCAGGGGAGCGACCACCACCGGAGAGATCCCGAGTTCGCGGAAGGCAGCCAGGGAGGTGTAGGTCTTGCCGGTGCCCACGTCCGAGGCATCGAGGGCGGCACCGAAGGACCGGATCGAAGCCACCAGGCCTTGAACGCTGGGGCCTTGGTAGGGCAGCAGGCCTTCCGGCCGAGCCAGGGGCTGGATGGAGTAGGGGACCTCGGCCGGCTTCGGGCGGGCCTCCACCTCGGCCTTCTCCCACCGACTCACCTGCCAGCCGTTGTACTGGCGGACGCTGTAGCCCTTGGCCATCAGGTCGACCTTGGACCGTTTCCAGACGGTCCAGAAGGGGTGTCCTTGGGGGATCGGCGCGGACCAGACGTTGAAGGTACCCTTGGCAAGGGCGACCTGCTTCGGCCCCGTCCACTTGAGGCCCCAGCCTTCCTGGGTCTCAAAGGCGGCGACCTTGGCGCGGTCCCTAGCCTCCACGACGTCGGCGATGACGCGGGAGGACTGCTCGTCCTCAGTGAACTCGGGGATGTCGAGGTGGGCGAGCTGGGTGCGGCGGTAGGTCTGGAGCATCCGCCACGCGGCCTTGATCTGGCCGGAGGACCACTGACCTACCTGATGGGCGAGGCTGTGGCCCAGACCTTGGTCTCGGCCGTTCCACCCGATTCCGTTGTCTTCGGCACAGCGGTCCTGGTTGCGTTGCGTGAGGAGTTGGACGCCAGCTTCGAGCTTGGCGATCAGGTCAGCGTTCATGTCGGACGCTTCAATAGCTGAAGCCGACGGACGTGTCCACAATTTTTAGGTGACGGACGTCACCGGGTCATCTTCCGCACCAGCTCCTGGATGTCGGTGTCCTGAGACACCATCTGGTGCCGTCGCAATAGGTCCAGGACGACGGTCTTTGCCTTGTCGTCGAGGTCGGCGCGGTCCACGGCTTCCTTGAAAGCCTCGCCGCCCTTCACGACCTGCTCCAAGGCCCGCTTCACCGTGGCGGAGCCCACTCGGCCGGCCGCGGAGAGTCCGGAGACACCCAGGCCGACGACGGGATAGATGGCCCCGACGATCCGCAGGGCCGTCCAGAGCAGGAAGAGGAACAGCAGGATCAGGCCGACCCAGAGGAAGTAGGGGATGCGGATCAGGCCCGTGCCCTCGATCTTCTTGCCGACCAAGGGCTCGACATCCCTTCGGTGCTCCGCTAGGGCCCGGTCCAGCTTGGCCTCAAGGAAGCCGAGCCGCAGGGCCATTTCCGCGCCGCTGTTCTCCCAGGGACTGAGCGGGGCCCCGAGGGAGTACCGCAGGCCGTGAGCAGCGTCCCGGGCGTCGGTGAGGGGCTCCAGGACGTTGGTGGAGGCGTTGACTCGAAGGGCCTGATCACGGCCCTGGTCGATCTTCTTGGCGACGAAGTCGGCGGCCTGCTTCTCGGCCTCGACCTGCCGGTCACTCTTCGTCGGAACTGGCTGGACTCGCTTTTGGCCCAGCTCCACGGGCTTCGGGACCAGGCACCCTGCGACGGCCAAAGAGAGTGCCGCCAGCAGCACGATAATCTTGCCAGTCTGCATAGGCTTTGAGGATGCGGAGAAGTACGTGGACCACCATGAGGACCACCAGGATGAGTTGAAAGGCCTTCATGGCGGCGTCGTAGGCCGATACCCCGTTGACGAAGGCCAGGATCGCCCCGCCCACGCCCGTGGTCGCTGCGGCATCCTTCAGATCATGTGCGATCCGGTCCATGGGGGTAGTGTGAACAGCGCCGCGCATGGTGGGCAAGGGATGCTTTACTCCGGCTTCTGGTCGCTCTCAGAAGGAGCCGCGAACCCAGCGGCTTTCGCTCGCCGGTACTTCAGCCGCTCTTCCGGGGTAAGCGGGGCACCCGACCTCATCTTCAGCTCCGCGTAAGCGGCGAACGACTGCAGAGCGTCCTCCTCTGGAGTCGTGTCCGGAGGGTCTTTGGAGAAGTCGGCGGGAAAGGCGCTCATGGCTTCAGTGTAAATCGCTTGAGGGTGCTGCCGTCCAGGCCCTCAGTGTAGTACTGCTTGGCCCGTACCTGCGCCAGCACCGCGTCCGGCGTGATGTCAGAATGTTGGAGCAGATCGTGAGTCAAATCCAGACTGGAGTGTCCGACCGCCTCGTTCTTGATCGCGTTCCACCCCAACGTCGGCGATCCGCCGACGTTGGGGTGGTTGCCCAGCAGGTTTTTGATGTCCTGGGACCGATCGATGGCCGCCTGGAGTACCGTTTCCATCCCCTCGTAAAACGCGAGGGAGAAAGTAGGATCGGCGTTTTCGATCGGCCCATAACCGCCGTAGATGCTTGCGACATCCTCGGGGGTGCCGGTGCTGGTGTACTTGAAGTAGTCCTGCGGGGCCTTGCCGAACTGCCCCATGAAGAACTCGACGAACTTCCAGCGGTCCATGATCAGACCAGGGATGCCGAAGGTGAGGCCAACGAACCGCTGGACCTTGTTTTTGATGCCGACCGATCCGCGGTTGAGGGACCAGAAGCGGCGCCCCATCTCGCGGGAGGAGGGCGTGGCGTAAACGTCGGAGACTTTGTCCCAAGCCCCGTTCCACCGGGACAGCATCAAATAGAACGAATTGGCGTTCGAGGTCGCCGAATTGCCGAGCAGGTTGCCCGGCTGCGCGGTCGCCTTGTAGGCCCGAGAAACGATGGCGTTCCAGGCATCCTGAGTGAAGTCGGGGCCGAGGGTTCCGTCGATGGACTTCTGGATGTGCTCCAAGACCTCCGGTTGAGAAACTAGCCGAAGCCACGACGCCTCCTGGTGGATGGGGGCAAGGCGGCGAGACAGCACCCCCCACAGGTGGTGCATCGCAGCCACCATGGGCGGAGGAGCCACGAACTGCGATGCGCCTTGGACGCGGGCCTGTATCGCCTGCCGCATCGCCACGGTGCTGTCCAAGCCGGACATGGCTGCCGCAAGGGTGCCGGCAGCGGTCTTCGGGCCGTGGTAAGCTCCAGTAACCAGGGCGACGTACTGTTGCGGGTTGTTGAGGAGCAACTCAGCCCCCGGCGGCGGCATCAGCACGTTGCCGGAGACGCCCGCCGTACGCATGAACTCGACGTATCCTGCGGGGTCGACAAACCGCGTCGGGTCGTTCCGCACCCGGTCGACAGCGGCGTCCAACCGCCCAAAAAACACCTTCTGCAGCTCGGTCTGGTTTTTGGCTCCAGCCAAAGAGTTCTTTGGCAGACTCTTGGCCAGCGTCGGCATCGTGTAGGAGACCAGCGGGACCAAGTCTTGCTTGCTTTGCGAAAGCTCCTTGAGCTTGGCGCGAAGGGCTTTCTTCTCTTCCTTCGTAGCAGCCGCGGCCATCGCAGTATTCACCTCCGCCATCTCGTCGGCGATGGCGGACATGCCCATTTTTTCCGCTTTCACGGTCGCCCCAGGGACCCGGACCAAGTACTTCGGGTCCGGGGTGACCGCAGGGCTGAAACGAATGTCTTCCTTTGCTTGGTCGAACCGCTGCGACAGCGGGATGACGTTGCCGGCGTCGTCGCGGGTGATGGGGTCGGCGGATTTGATCTGGGTTGGGTCGAAGGCAACGTATTCTGTACCTCCTTTGAATCCAGGCGCATCCTGAGTCCTAATAATAGCCCCATCAAACCCATCTTGCTTTGCCTTCATTCTGAACAGTCTCGCCTTCGCTACGGTATCCAATGCGGACTGCTCTCTTTCTGAGAGTTCAATCGGGTTTTCAATGCGCAGGAAATACGGAGCAGTGTTTCCGTATTGAGACGCGGTTTCTTCTGAATCAGAGAAGAATGAACCAAGTGCTGACGATTCGTGCCTTGATGTCTTCTCTCCGGCGCGAACGTTGAACACCGTCGGCTTTGCTCCACCATGCCACACCGGCCCAACCGTGTACCCCGCCTTTACCGCCGCCTCATCGACCATCCGCTGCGCGGCAGCCGTGTCGCCCTTCTGCACCGCCGAGAGGTAGGCGGCGTCCTGCTCCGGAGTGATCTTCGGGCTGAAGAGGAGGTCCTTCTCGGTCGAGAGGCGCTCGACGGTGGCGACGCGGTTCGCGTTGTCAGTGTAGGTCTCGACCGCGAGGCCCGCCTGCCTGAGAGCGTCCACGACCTCAGGCGAGGTGGACTCCGGCACCACGGCGGCCCGGAACTCGTTCAGGGTCACGGCGCGTTGCGGCTTCGCCTCGAAGTACTCCGTCGGGGCGGTGGCCAGCTTCGTCGCGAAGTCCCGGACCGCCTTCACCAGGCTGTCTGGGACACGCTTGAACCCTGCCGCCGATAGGAGGGCTCCGGTCGTGGCAGGGCGCTTGGCGGCCTTGCCGACGGCCTCGGACAGGCGGTCAAGGCGCTCGAACGCGCCCGCCTCCGGGTTGAAGTACTGGAGCCTGTCCGACAGCTCCGAGAACTCCCGCGACTGGGCGTCCTTGAACGCCCGCATGCTTTCGCTGTCGGTTAGCGAGCCCCTCTCAGAGCGCACGGCTTCCAAGCTGGGAAGCGCCTTGGCCGAGTCGGAGCGGGCCTTACCGAGCGAGTAGGTCATGCCCCTCTCGCGAGCCCGGGGGTCGCCCGACATCTCCTCGACCAGGGTGTCGAGAGCGTAGGGCTTCTTGGTGCGGCCGGAGAGCAGCTTCTGGTCGGTCTCGAAGGTGTCGGCAACCAGACCGTCCACCCACTGCTCGAACTCGGCCTTGAGAGGTGTGAGCTGCTCGCGGATCCAGTCCTGGATGCCGTACCTGTCGATTTCCTGCTCGTTCTTCGCGACGGTGGCCAGATCGTCCACGATGTCGCTGATGTAGCGAAACGGGAACGGAGTGCCTCGGGCACCGTAGGACTTTTCCATGAGCCCGTTCAGGCGCTGCTTTTGCTCCTCGGTGATGCCTTCCAGATCGCTCATCCGCCCCGCGACCGCCAGGTCCCGGACGGCGTCTCCGGCGGCAATGCCTTCTGGCGTTTGGAGGAAGTCGTAGAGGTCGCTGGAATGCTGCGACAGCACTGCCAGGCTCGGGTCTGCGAGCTGCTCCCGACTCAGGGAGCGGTTCCGAAGGTTGGGGTCCTTCATCAGGCGCGGCACCTCGATACCCCTCTGGGTGAGGAAGGCGGCCTGCACGTCCGGGGCGCCGGCCAGCTTGCGACGTGTCTCCAGCACGTTGTTCTCCCCCTTCTCGACCACCATGTCGTAGGCGCGTTCGCCTGGGGCGAGGTCGCTCCATGTCTGGAAACCCTTCGGGAGGAGTTCCTTCATCCGCTTCGAGAGCCTGTCCCGTGCTCCGCGCTTCACGGCCTGGAAAGGGCGCGGCTGGCGCGGAGAGTACACGTCCGCGTTGTAGACCTTGTTGCGGGGATCCGCCTGGGGGTCGATGGCCGACTTGTCCGCGATGAGCGTGATGTCGCCGAAGCCCGTGAAGGCCGTGTCCTTCTTGGTGATGCCGAGGCTGGGCACTGGGATGCCGCCGAGCTTCAAGGCAGCGCGGATGCCTTCCTCGGTGGTGTTGTGCAGGGCCACCAGGTTCCGATCGACCTTCGGGCTGAAGCGGATGTCTTCCTTTGCTTGGTCGAACCGCTGCGACAGCGGGATGACGTTTCCGGCGTCGTCGCGGGTGATGGGATCGGCCAACTTGATTCGATCGGGGTCGAGCACGGCATAGGAATCGATCCCCTCCCGCTCCTGGAGCTTGAAGACTCTGAACCCTTGGCTGATCAGCTCCGCTCCAGCGTCGGCCGCCGGGTAGTCAAAGATCTCCCAAGTGAGATCTTTCTTGGGGTCGAACCGCGGCGACTTTCGGGCCGGATCCAGCTCCTGCATTTCACGGAACAGGTCCTCGTCTGCCGCCCATCCTCCAGCCTCATTGAACGCCCGGACCAGCTCCTTGTACTGCGGAGATTCTGGATCGGACAAATCGGCCACCTTGTCATCAGCTCTGAGGTAGAACGATCTCAGGTTGGACCCATAGCCCCGAGCGTACTCCTTGTCGGCGGTGAAGTACGAAGCCCCAGCCCTGCCGGGCTCAAACTCGGTGAACTCGTCGCCGGTCCCGTGCCATAGAGGGCCCAGCGTGTACCCCGCCGCCTTCGCCGCCTCATCCACCATCCGCTGCGCTGCCTGGGTGTCGCCCTTCTGCACCGCGTCGAGGTAGGCGGCGTCCTGCTCCGGAGTGATCTGCGGGCTGAACCGCTCCTGTCCCTTGGTGCTGATGGACTGGGCCATCTCAGGGGTGATGGAGACCTTCCAGAATGGGGTCTTCGCTTCTCCAGAGGACTTCACCTTGTAGCCCGCGCCCGCGTCGGGAGGTGCGACGTCCAACTCCGCCTTCTCGACCTTCCCTCCCCACTGCTTGACGTACTTCTGGACCTCGTTGGGGAGGATCTTGTCGTAGAAGCCGCGCATGCCCTCTCCGCCAACCTTGAGATCAACCCCGCCCAAGGAACGGCGGGTGCCGAAAGCCGGTTGCGCGAGAAGTTTCTCCGCAGCCTCCTTGCCGATGTACTCTGGCAACTGCTCGGGTGATACGCCCGTTTGCTCAATGACCGTCTTGCCGTTGAGGTCGTAGGCTTTCAGGTTCGTGCCGGAATAGTGGATCTCGGAGATCCGCTTGCTCAGGTCAAACCGAGTCGCCTGGGTGTCGCCGGTAGTCCAGCCGACCCACCCCTGCCCGTTGGCCACCGCTTCCCGAAGAGCCCGTTTGAACATCTGAAGGCCCCAGTCCTTACGGAACGGCGCGTCAGGGACTCCGGTCTGGCCCCCGGTCTTTGAATTGATGTCGGACGACAGCGTGGTGATCTCGTCCTGCTGTGCTGGCGTCCGGTCTTTGGCGGGAATCTTGAGCAGCTCATCGAGGCGAGACTGCATCTGCTCCTTTGTTTGAGCGTACCCTTTCTGACGGCCCTCTTGATGGCGGTCGCTCTGGACCTCTTCGATGAACAGGCCCGGCCGCCCGTCAGCATCGACACGGTCCTTGAGTCGCATGTGCGCCACGTAGTTAGAGGTGTCGAAATGGCGAGACTTGTAGCTCCCGCGCTCCCGATCGAACACGGCCCCCCTGTTGAGAGATTCCAAGGCACCTGCCACGGCCTCTTGTTCGGTGTTGAACAGGCCGTCAAGGCGGCTGTGGTTGAACCCGACCTTGAAGCCGGACTTGTCGGACACCCAATACCCCTCCTTCGTCCCCGACTTCTGGAGCTTTGGCTGATACCCGGGAGGCAGTTCAGTCAGTTTCTTCTCCGGCATCGCCAGCACGACTTCGCGATAGTCCTCACCACCCGGCAAAGTGTAGTCGGCGTATTGAGAGTAGCCCGTATCGTCACGTTCCGAGCTGAAAACCTCTTGGCGCAACGGAACGCGGTTCTTCTGGAGTGCCTGCATCAGGGCCTCCTTGGGGACCTTGCCACCGTTCTGCGCGGCGAGCTGGTCGATGACCTCGTCGGCCTTCGTCCACTTCATCTCCTCGGCCTTGACGCCGCGGTTCCGGAGCACTGCCTTCAACTGGGCGGCCGGCATCGAAGCACCCTTCATCTCGTCGCCGATGACCTGCTCCAGCTTCGAGTAGAAGCCCTTCTCCGGGCTCTGGGCGACGCCGGGGCTGAACAGGAGCTTCTCCCCAGCGTTGCGAACGACCTGGTCCTCGGAAGCCTCTCGGGGCGGGGTCTCGAACAGCCTCGGGGGCCGCATCATCGCATCGCGAAGTCCGCCGAATCCGGGGATGAACGCATCGTCCAAGATGCCGTCCCTGACCAGTTGCTCGAACATCACCGCGTCCGACTCGAACGACCCATACGCCACTGCCGATGAGGCTCCGTTGGCGATGGCGAACTTGCGGACTTCCTCGGCGAACTTCTTGGAGTCGATGTTCGGGGAGATCTCGCCAACCGCTTTGATGTACTTGCGAGGATCCAGAAAGAGGATCATCCGAGACGGGTTGTTGGGGTTGGCAAACGCTGCCCCCACGCGAGCCAGCGCCGACGGCCCAACGATTTCAGCGTCCCAGATTGGCTTGTTGAGCCACTTGTCGGGGCCCGGCGCGGGCACCTGCACTCGATCCACGCTGCCGAAGCTCGTAATGATGTGGTGGTCGGTGTGGTTGGTAACGACGTGGCCCAAGAAGCGCAGCGTCGCGAGCGGGGAGCTTCGGAATCCAACCCACGACAGAATCGACTTCGTTGCCCGGACGTCCGGCTCGGAGGGGGTAGAGATGCCGGAAGGATGGTTGTGGGTCCAGAATAGGCTGTCCGCACCGGACGCGACCGCCATCTTCGAGAGTTGGTCGATGTCTAAACCTTTCGTCAGCATGTGGACCGCGTCCGGCTGACGGACCGTCGTGTTCGCGACGGCCACCACTTTGCCTTCCTTCACGAACACCCACCGCATCGCCTCGAAGGCCGGGTTCCGGAACAGCGCGGCGACGGCGTGGCGGTCCTGGGCGGTCGCGGCCGACATCCCGATCGGGTTTACGGGACCGCGCTTCAGTAGGCGCTTGATGCGGCTGGCAGTGATCGAGAACGTGGTCGGCGCGTCCTTCGGTTGGCGAGGTGCTCGCGGGGCGGGCGAGGGCTTCTCAGGGGCCAGCGCCTCCTCCGTTCCGAGCTGATCCACGGCCTTGTTGAAGTTCAGCTCGAGCTGCTCGGGCGGGACCACCTGCGGGCTCAGGTTCCGGACCTGCTTGCTGTAGTCGGGCTTCTGGTAACCCGTCACGTCGCTCGGCTCGACGGTCTGGAGACGGTCGGCGCGGTAGGAGCGCACGATGCCCTGACGGTCCTTGCCCTTGGCCTGGGGCCGCAGCGGGTTCAGCGCCTCGAAGGTGCGATTGCCGCCCACCAGGAAGACGTTGATGACGTTCCGCTTCATCTCGCCGATGCCGTCCGACCCCGGTCGGCCCTCAGCGTGGTTCTTCAGGTAGGTCTGGACGTCGGCCTTGAAGGTGCTCAGGTCGCCGTTCCACAGCTCAAGACTTAGGGGACCCTTTCGGCCTGCCCAGTCGGAGGCCTTCCGGTCCAGAGCCGTCAGGCTGTAGTTCTGCACCAGGAGGTTGCCCTGCTTGTCGACCTTGAACGCGAAGGGGATGAAGTCCTTGTACTGGGCTTCCATCGCGCCCAGGGACTCGCGGACGCTCGCGGCCCAGCCGTCGCCCGTGCCGATCTGCTGATACCAGCCGGCCATCGTCTCGTTGTTCGCGATCGCCTGCTCGACGCGGCGGAGCATGTTCTTGGTGCCCTCGCCGAAGCTGCGGGCCGTCGCGTAGAACTGCTCGCCCAGTCGGGTGCCGGTCTTCTCGGTCAGCCCCGACGGGCCTTGGCGGACGCCGACGTTGCTCGCCTGCGGGTTGGCGTTTCCGGAGGGCGGGACGTCCGGGAACAGCGTCAGCACTTCCTTTCGGCGGTTCCGGACGCGGGCCCGGACGACCGGGACGGGCGTCTCGCGGGTCTGGCCGTTCACGACATCGACAAAGTCGTTGCCCTGAGTGCCGTCGGCTCGGGTCTCGGTCGGGAGGGCAGGGTGGTTGCCGGCCTGCTCGGGCCGGAGCCTCACGCCGGGCTCCTTCTGCATGTCCACGGCCGGCCGGAACTCCGAGGCCGCCTGGAACTGCTGTCGCACCAAGTCGAGGGTGGCCGGATCCTTGAGCACTTTCCGCACGTCAGCATCCCGGAAGAACGACTGCGTGTCGGTGCGCCCTAAGACGACGGGAAGCGCCTCGTTCAGGTTCACTCCGCGGAGACCGTTGGCCATCGCCTCGGAGAACAGTTCGCCGACGATGAAGGCGTCGTCCTGCGGGATCGTGCGCCCGAGGGCCTGCTGGTAGTCCTGGCGAGCGCGGGCCATGCCGTCGGGACCGAGAGCCTGCCGGAAGTGCTGGATGATTGCCGGATTCGAGGCGGCGACCGACGCCATGAGGGCATGGCCGATCTCATGGAGCTGCCGGCCGGCGGCATCTACAGCCTCCAGGTTGACGGCGACGCGCCCTGTGGACTCGTCAAAGTAGGCCGCCGCGTTCGGATCCTTCGACGACTTTGCGAACTGGGCCGCATCCATCAGGTCGACCTTCAGGTCCTGACGTCCGGCCAGCATTCCCTGGAACGTCTGCTCCAGGATGACCGACGAGTGCATCAGTTCATCCGGGGTGGACGCAACGACCAAGGGGTCCGCACCCGCTTGGATCGACTCGGAGGCCTTCCGCATCGAGTCGTAGGCGAAAGCCAGAGCCTTCCGCTCACGCGACATCCGGCGGAGCGCCGGGAGGGTGCCCGCGCCGCCGAGCAGGCCGCCGACGCCCGCTTCGCCGCCGATCTCCTCGCCCGACTTGCTGGTGTCTAGGCCGGTGAGCAGTGCGTCGGTGGCCGCGCCCTCGACGACGCCCTTGCCGAGGTCGCTGCCGACCCGCAGGCCCGTCTCGACCATCTGGCCGGCCTTCAGCTTGCCGACGACGTTGGCCGTCACACCCCGGACAAGCCACTGGGGCGCGTTCGGGTCCTTGGCGATCTGCCGCCAGACGGGGATCGAGGAGTCCCAGTCCGCGTCCGCGATGGTGCGGAGCGCCGTGCCGGCCCGGGAGGCATTCTCCGACCACCGAGCAGCCTTTCGGATCGCTTCGGGCACCTGGGAACCGGCGAGGGCCCCCAAGGGACCACTCGACGCGCCTGCGACGGCGCTGGCGGCACTCAGGGTGCCTTCGTATTTGTCCGCAAGCTCGCCAACCTTGCCGGCGGCCCTCTCCACCAGCTTTCCGCCGGTCTCGGCAGCCCGGCCGGCGGCCCCAATGCCCCGCTGGAATGCCCCCGGGCCCGCCTGAGCAGCTTCTGCGGCTTTCTTCGCAAACAGCGACTGGGCCCGCTTCGACTCCGAAGGCGGGGTCAATTGGATCGAGGGCGTCTGGAGGGGCGGGGCAGTCTCGTCGCTGCGCTGAACGGCCTCTTCCCAGGCCTTGCGGTTGTTCTCGGCGATGCGGGCGGCGCTGCCTTTGGCCTGTTGGGCCTTCGCAATCGTCGCTGCCTTGCCGCCCATCTCCAGAATGGGGGTGCCCAGCTTCTTGGTGATCCCGGGGGCTACCTTTTCGCCAATGCGAGTGCCGAGCCTGACCGCTCGGGATTGGAGAAGACCCGGGTCGGCCACCATCGACGCCAGCTCGGTGGTCTGGGCAAGGTCCTTCGGTGGGGTAACCGCCTTACCGAGCTTTTCGGCAATGGTGGTGTCTCCGCCTGTGGCCAAGTCAGCAACAGACGTGACCACCTCCCCGAGCAGAGAACGATCTCCCTTCTGTAAGGCCTCGCGATCCGCCGCCTGCGCCGCGTCGCGGGCTTGAGCTTCGCGAATGACCGCAGCAGCCTGCCGGGGAAACACCTGAAGCATGGACAGCGTCCGGTCCATGCTGGGGCCCGCAAACTGCCAAGCGTTTTCGACCGCCCGGTCCACCGTGGGCAGGAACCCCTCTTCCGCGACTGCTCGACGCAAGACTCGGTAAGGGTCGAGTACCTGAGACTCGAACACATCCTTACCAAGTTGCCCAAGGTCGGCCGCACCGCGGAGAACCGCTTCACCAGCCACCCTCGACGCATCCGTACCGGGAAGGTCGGGTTTGAGGTCCGGCGGAGCTGTCATCCGTCCGGCCAGCTCGCCAGCCGCGCCCGAGACTTGGCCCGCGAAGTCCGAAATGCCCTGCACGGCCCCCCGGGCATACGCCATCGGGTTTAGGCGGGATTTTACGGCCTCAGTACGGGCCTCGACGGCCTGCTGCGTCTCCAGCTCCTCCGGACTGACCACAGGAGCGTCGGCGATGAAGGGCTTGGAGCCGGCGGTCTTGATAGCAGGGTAGTTGGCGATGAAGGGCATGGCTTATGGCTTGCGTTTGACCTCCCCCGAATCATCAAGGAACAGGGTTCCGGATGGCAGGGCGTTGAACTCGGCTTCTGATCGGACCCGTTCTACTCCGGGCGGCAGCGAAGGCCCCCCGGCCGGGGCCTCGAGGCCGAGGTCGACGGCTCGAGTGTTGAGGTCGTTCACCAGGCGATCGATCGCGTTCTTGGCGACCGTGTCGTCCGCGGTCATGCCGAGCGGCACCATGAACTTCTTGGTCGCGTTGACTTCGCCCTCACGCGCCACGCTGCCGGGGTCCAAGACCTTGGCCATGCTGATCGCCAGCAGGTAGGGGTTCTGCTCCAAAAGGGCCGCGTCTTGGGCGTTTCCAAACCGGCTTTCCCAGGTCCCGCTCCGGTCAATCGCGTCCTTCAGCTCCTGGGCGTACCGGCGGGCGGCCTTCAGGTTTTGGAGCGTGACGGTCTTGTCCGAAATCTTGGTCGCCGACTCCGGCTGGTTGTATGGAGACAACTTCACCTCGTTCGACTTCGGGTCGATCGTCCGGATGAACTGCCCTTGTCCCCCGCTGGGGAGCGGAAGATCCACGATCTGCGGCTCGGTCACCGGATAGGTGCGCTCAAAAGTAGGGCCGGTCGGCCCCACCGAGCCAATGCGCCAGCCCGGAGTTGCCGCAGGGGCCGCAGGGGCCGCAGGGGCCGCAGGCACTCCTCCAGGAGCGGCGGGGGCCATTACGTCCGGGGCCGGCCCGCTGACAGGAGGAATGCCTCCGGCCGCAGCGTCCGGCCGGCCCAGAAACATTTCGTAATAGTTCGGCTTCAGCTCCTCGGCTTTCCCGTCTTCGCTGATCAGGAACCGTTTCCCTCCGATGTCCCTGACGACCGGCTCCCCTGGGATGCGCTCGAAGGTAAAGTCCGTTCCGCCGAACTCGTTCCGAGTGCCCGTCTTGGCCCGCATGCCTGCGGGCACCTGCGGGGGCTGAAGGCTCTTGTCGATCGCGCCTTTCTTGATGCCGAGAAGCTCAAGGTCGAGCTTGTGTCGAGCAGCGTCGCGGGCGGCCCGCTCCCGCTCGATGTCGAGCCGGTCCTTCTCGTAGCCCATCCGCTGCTCCTCGAGCTGCTGCCGGCGCTTGCGCTCCTTCGACTCCGCGAGCATGCCCATGCCCTGCTGGAACGCCTGAAATCCGCTGGTCCAATCGCTCATGGTTCCTCCTTACAAAAGTCCTGCTGCACTTGCTGCACCTGCCGCGCCGAGACCCTGCAAGATGTAGTCGCCCGCGCCCGGCTTGTAGTACTGGTTGCCATTCATGGCCGGGGGCTCGCCGCTTGCCAGCGTCTTCACCAGGTTGGCGATGGTGTCGTAGCCCGCGTACTCGAGGCCGGGGATAGCCTGGAGCATCTCCACCGGGCGCGATGCAGCACTCGAGACGATCTGAGGGGCGGCCATCTGAAGTCCGCGCTCCCGGGCGTAGTTCTCGGCCTGCGTCTGAGCCTCGGTGGCCCCCATTGCAGCCTGGCGCATCGCCTCCTGCCGACCGATCTGGGCCTCCAGAGCCGCCGCGGTGCCCTCCTGGGCGAGTTGGTTGCCGGTCCCGAAGGTCTGGCCCGCCCGGCTGAACTGGGCGCGGGAGGCGTTCTGGGCCGACGCGAGGTTGGCGCGGGCGTCCGCAGCACCTGCCTGGGCGGCCGTGTTGGATGCCGCACGGGTAGCGGCTAGGCTCCGGTCCAGCAGCGGGCTGCGGAGGTAGTCCCCGCGCATCACACTCCTGCCGAACTGGCCGACAGGAGCCATGGCTCGCGCCCCCGTCCGGGCCGCCGCGACGGCTTCCTGAGCGCCGGCCCCGGCACGGCCTTGGATGCCTGGCAGGGCATCGAACACGTATTTCCGAAGAGCCTGGCCCCCGCTCTGGCTGTAGAGCGGGTCCATCTCCTTCGGGTCGGCTTGCTTGGTATCTCCGCAAAATCCCATAGATCCTCCTGTGTGCTATCCCAGCCGGGTCCAAGGACCCGGCTTCGGTTTCTCGTCCGACAAGTACCCCACCCAGATCCCCCGATCCGGGTCCGAGAAGATCGTATCTTTCGGGGGCCGATTGACCAGCGGGTTCCAGCCCCGGTAGTCGACAGCATACGGGTTGAGCTTCGGCGCGGGCGGCGCAGGCGCAGCCGGCGTCGGGGCGGGCGGCGTCGGGGCGGGCATTCCCCCGGCCGGGCGCGGTCGTCGACTTCCAAAGCATCCCATGGTCAGAAATCGTAAGAGAACAGCGGCTTCCTGGGCGGGACGGGCAAGAGCATCGGTGCCTTCCACGATTTCCCAACCGGCTCGGCGCTCGAAGGACTTCGGAAGCCCTGGTTGAAGGCGCCGATGAACGGAGACGCCATACCCTTCAACGATTTTGCTCCGGCCCCTAGAAGCTGGAAAGGAGCTTTCACGACGTTGTTGATGGCGTCCTGGGCGGTGAGCGCGGGGCCAGACAAGGCCGTGGGTTCCGCCAACTGGGAGAAACGCTCCCGGTCACGTATCCGACGGGCGAGGTCCATGCTCCCGCCAAAGCTCTGAAATCCGCTGCTCCAGTCGTCCATAAAGTACTCCTTGTTGGGACCCTATGTTGAGGGAGCCGGAATCGTCCAGACCTTAGTCCCAGCAGTACTCGCGATGCTTCTCGGACATCGCGTTCATGTGGGCCGGTCCCCCGCAGAGGTAGGCGACCTGGAAGAAGAAGTTCTGGTAGCCGCTCTTGATCACCTCGGCGGCCATCTGGTCCTTGATGTCGCTCCGCTTCCTCCAGGCCTCGCTGTCGATCCACTCCATCACGCCCGTGCGGAAGGTGCCCAACAGCACGTCCCGGTTCGCCTGGAAGAATGGGTTGGCCGAGACGGCCTCGGTGAAGACCACCAGGGTGAGTCCGACCGTGCGGGCGTCCACCTCCTGATCTCGATCCACCAGGTCATCGATGACGTGGAGGAACTGGTACACCGCCCAGCAGGCGTGAAAGGCGTTCTGGTCTCCACAGCACACCTCGGTAAAGATCGTGTCGATCTTCTGCTTGTGATCGGGACTCATCCTACGCTTTTACCGTCGAGCTGGGTCTGAAGCTCCCGGACACACTCGGCCAGGTTGCGGATCGTCTGTTCCACCTCTCGGGTGTACGCAGCCATCGCAGTTTTCTCATCCTCGGACAAGCGAGAGATGGGCGGCCACCGGACTGCGGGCGCTACGATGGAGTTTCCGACCTTCTTGATGAGCTTGATCGTGGTGGGCATCAGTAGGCTCCTCCCTTGCGGGCGGTGATGTGGTAGCCGGAAACGCCCCAGTTGGCTCCGACGCTCTCCGAAGAGAACCGCACTCGAATGTACCGACCGCTGACGGTGGCGTTGACCTTGGTGGGCTCCGACCCGGCCGACGAGACGAGCAGGTTCTGGGGCACCGACCAACGGATGGGGCTGTTGAGGTTGTCCCTCGCGCCGATGGTCACTTGGAGAGTGGCGTCGCTCGGGACATTCTCCTTGCCGTTCAGGACGATGTACACGGTGTCCACGTACTTCCAGATGGTGGGGTCACCGAAATCGAAGTCCGGCGTCTCGGCGGAGCTGGGAATCGGGTCCGGGTTGCAGTCGTCCCGGGAGGAGCGCGACCAGACCCGGCCGTGGACCAAGAGGCGGGGCACTGTCTTGTCCGGATCCTCCCCTCGGACCACGCTGCCGGCATCCCCGCCGATGGCCACCAGCGTGTATTCGCGCTCGGCGACGTCCACGTACTCGTACCACCGCTTGGCAATCCCGTTGCACTTTTCCGACGGGTCGAGCGAACTCCAAGTCGGCGCCAACTCCCAGTCGACGCGACCCAGGGCCGTTATGCCGTTGAGGTCGTCGGGGTATCGGTCGATGACCACCGAGTCCTCGGCGTAGTTCCAGATGTAGACCTTGGTGACACCACTTGGTGTCGGGTAGGTGAACCACACTTCGCTGTCGCGCCGATTATGGTGGGCGACGATCTCGTCGGCTCGGGCCCAGTCCACCTCGTCTCGGAACTTCTCCCAGTGCTGCTGGGCGATCGCCCGGAGATTCTGCCCGCCTCCGTAGAGGTACATCCCTTTGTTACCGATAAAGGCGATCTCGCGGTCGCCTGCGCGGCACCAGGAATAACGGCCGATCGGCCCCTCGTCGATGATCTCGGGCCGGATGAAAAACGTCCCGGCCGCCTGCCCGACGCTTTGGATCGACTGGATGGACCGCTTCTTCAGGATGTAGGCGAACTCCGCCAACGTGACGACAGCGAAGATCTCGCCGTTGATCGCCGCGCCGACGTTGAGCACCTCGCCCGACTCGTTGGCGTTGACGGTCTCCACGGCGGACCCAGAGGGGATCTTTGCGCCGACGGCAGTGCCCCCGGTAAACCCGAGAGGAGTCAGCACCAGAGAAGACACGACGGTCACCTCGGCCTCCGGTGGGATGATCACGCTGCTGGTGCCGGTGTTTTCGACCTCGACCCAGTTCTGGAAGGACACCCGTGACCCGACCGAAAATACCTGGCCGGTGATTCGGTCGCCGATGCCGAGGCGCTCCACGGTGACCGAAAACGAAGGGGCCTGCTTGACCCGGTACAGGTCCTGGCCGGGGTTTTCGGTCGGGCCAATGGACAGGACGTCACCCGCAAACATCTCCGTGGGAACAGAGCCAAAGGGCAAGACGAGGGTGGCTCCGATTTCCGGGATCGGCGGGCTCGCCGCGGAGGTCTGGTAGGCGTAGTTCGCATTCCGGCTCCGGGCGGTGACTTTCAGGGCCGTCACCGCGCCGTTGACCTTGAGGCGGGCCCCCGTGGTCCAGTTGACGTAGGTATCGTAGCGCCCCAGGTAGATGCGCTTGGTCTGGCCCGCCTCGACGGACTGGGACCGTTTGATGGCGTTGGTGCGCTGCACCGACTCCAGGGCCACGTCGGACACGCGGAAGTAGTCGTAGGCGATCTTCTTGAGGTCGCTCTCGTAGCTGACGATGCGGGCGAACTGGCCGGTCACGAACTCACCCGCCAAGCCCGTGACGTAGGCGTGGGCCGTGGTGGACCCAGCCGGGGTCATCGTGAAGTCCGACTCAAGGCTTGCCGTCCCGAAGGCCGCCGTGACTCCGACGGGGATCCAATTGGAAAAATCCCCGCGCCCGCTCCACTTCAGCAGAGCCCCGCGCCAGAGCATGACGTGGTCGTCGAACACCTCGACGCCGTCGTAGCCGTTGGCGTCGGGAAGCCCTGGGATCGGACGGGCCTGCCCAGTGCCCGGCCAGAAGAGCGGCTGGACCGACGGCGTGGCGAACAGGACGCGGTCGATGTAGTCGGCCGCGTACCAACGTGCGGTGCGGGCGGTCGAAGCCCCCGAGTAGATCGAGTCGAGAATGCCAGAAAACTGCAACGCCATGTGGTCCTCCTATTGGATCGACGCTATCGGGGCCGCAGTCACCCGGCAAGGATTGCCCTGTTGAACAGGTCCGGATCCATTCGTTGGAGCCGGCGCCGTACCCGTCCGACGCATTCCTCGCTGTGCTTACAGTGCATGAGGTGGCAGTAGCCCAAAGCCTCCGCCTCGAGCGGGTTGGTGTGGTTGAAGAGCGTGGTGACCCTCTTGCCACAGTCGCGGGCGTGGCGGGCGAGCCACGCCTGCTCGTAGACAGTCATCGCGACAGGGTCGAAAGCCTCCACCTCGCGGATCGCCTCCAAGCCCTTGGTCGCGTAGTCGCACAGGAACTCCACATCGTGACCTCCGATGATCCCGACGTTGTAGCAGTCCCAGGCGTGGTCCGGAGTCGTCAGCCGAGCCCGGTGCTGCGACGGAGTGACGTCCAGGCTCCAGTCGTAGAGGGGCCGGGGCTCGAAACTCTGCGCGAACACCGGGGCCGCAACGACGTGCTCCGGAAGAGCCTTGAAGAGAAAGACGTCCTGGTCGATGTGGATGAAAGGCTCCTGCTGGATCGAGTATGCCTTCATCTTGCCCGCCGCCCACGCCTTTGGCGTCACGTCGAAGCCCTCCAGGTCGGTACGTACCGACGTGAAGGGAAGCTGCATCCGCTCGAAGAGCCGCGCCCCCTGATCGTCGGTGACCATCTCGATCTGATCGTAATGCTGCCGGGCCAGAAGCACCGACACGGCCAAGATGACCCGATGGTCGACCGACATGAACCTCGGGGCCGACCAGTGGCTGTAGACGACTCTCATCAGATCAGGGATGTCCCGACCCCGGAGCCCGACGAGCACAGCCCGATGCAGACGTTGCTGCGGAGCGCGACGAAGGTGGGCAGCAGGTTGTCCGCACCGACCACCGGGTAGAGAACGCTCGGGCAGTTGGGCCAGGAGTAGATGATCGACCGCATCACCTCGGGGTCGAACGGCAGCCCTGGGAAATGGCTGGCCAAAAGCTGTTCCAGGTCGAGCACCACGACAACCACGGTCGTGCCGGCGAGCTTGGCCGCCGTGAAGGACTCGCTGGTCTTGTTCGCGATGCAGGTAAGTTGACTCGGCGCTGTCGGGCACTGTGAAAAATCACGGACGTACCCAAACTTCTGGTATGCGAGACCGTCCGTAAAGACGACCATCAACCTCGGCTTACCAGGAATTGAGCCCGCTTCCAACGCCTCTTGAGCTATATCGACTCCATCAGCTATGTGCGTCAAACCGAAGGGCTGTAGAGCTTCGACAATAGTGCGCGGATACGTCAGGTCACTCGTCAGCGGGTGGTGCAACAACGCTCCGCTCGAGAACGACACCGTCAGCACCCGATCGGTGCTCTTGCAGGTGTCCAGAAACAGGTTCACGGCCTGCTTGAGGCGAGTCATCCGCGGACCGTTGGGCGGGTTGGTGTATGCCATTGATCCCGAGGTATCGAGCACCAGGGCGATCTCATGGCCAAGGTCGTTGCAGTCCACCAGCACGGTCACCAGGGCTGATGCCGTCATGCCCTGATACGTCGCTTGGATGGTTGCTGTACCCGGGCTGTGGCCCCGCACGACGCCCTGTTGCGTAGTCGTGGCGACTGCCGTGTCCAGGCTCGTCCAAGTGCTGGAGTTGGTGACATCCAGCTTGGCGCCGTCGAGGAACGTCGCAAGCGCCTGGAATGGGAAGTCGACTCCTTTCGGCAACGTCACGCTGGCCGGACGTACTTCTAAGGACATCGCCTGCCGTTGCACCGTGGTGTAGCAGACCGACAACGGCCTCTCAGTAGTCCGCGTGACGGTGTCGATCTCGACCCCGGCCTTGGTGAAAGCCTTCGCCACCAGGACCGTCGACGAGACGTCGAACCGGACGGCCCCGTAGTCGGAATTGTATCGAACCTGGGACCCCGTGACCGGCGTCGGGACGAAGTTCCTCAAGTCCTTGCCGCCCCAGCCCGTGATGATGTGCAGCACTCCGTCGGTGCGGTGGATCCGCTCGTACAGGTGCGAGTGCCCGGTGATCAGCACGTCGGCTCCCCACTCGCCGAGAGGCCAGTTCATAACCGAGTATCCCGGGTAGTAGTCCACCCCGCTGGTCTGGGGCGGGTGGTGCCAGACGACGACGCGCCACGGGCAGTCCGAAGCCGCGAGCTGGGCTTGGAGCCACAGGGCCTGCGGGCCTGTCGAGGACAGGTCGGCGTTACCGACGCCCGGATCCGCGCCCGTGCCCAACACCGCACTGCCCCCCGGTCCGGCGGCGCTCGGCCCGTAGCCGTAGGAGTCGACGAAGAAGAACTGCACCGGGCCCCTCTTGACGGTGTAGTACCGCTCGTTGCCTGGCAGGGCAAAGAAACTCAGGAACTCGGCCAGCGGGCCGTCGGTGTAGTCGTGGTTCCCGAGGGCCGGGAAGAACCTGTTGTCGGCGGGGCCTTTGCCATACGGGCCGTCGTAGCCGCCGAGTGCCCACCAGTAGTGCTTGGCCACTTGGGTGTCGTAGCGGCTGTCCAACTCGGTGGTGCCTCCGTCCGGGTACACCAGGTCGCCAGCGTGGACGACGATCTCCGGATCCCACCCTTGGACCAGCTTGGCTACCCCGGCCGTGTTCGGCCCGACGGTACCGCTGTCGGCCACGGCGGCGAAGCGGACCGAACAGTCCGCCGGGCAGACCAAGGCGCGGGCTCGCTTCTTCATCGTCCAGAGCTGGCCGTCGGTGCCTACGATGGGCAGGCGCTCGACCTCCACGTCGGACGACGTGAGGTTGGGCTGGTGGATCAGGTTGGCCTCGCCGTCGAGCTGGTTCTTGGGCAGGTGGACCCGCTCGTAGCCCGGAGCCGCCTGCAGCTCGCCCTTCTCGGCGCGGACGTTCTCGGCGACCGTCAGGAACTGCGATTTTCCATCGTCCTCGAGGTCGGTAGGAAGTCGAGTGATCAGGCCCTTGCTCGGGCCGTCGACACGGAGTTGGGTGCCGTTGGATCTACGCATACCATTCCAGGAGTACCATGCCGGGAGTGCCCAGCGCATTGACGGCCCCGCCAAAGCCAAACGGTCGGTACGGGGGTCGCTTGAAGTTGTAGATGTTCCGCTTGTCGAGGTACACGCCAGAGCCTCCAAGGATGTTGTTGGTGTACCCTTCGGAAGTCACGTAGCGCACGTAGTCCATCGTGCTGAAGGCGCTCGGTGCGTCCGGCTGTCCGACGAGCACCCGATACTGCTCCCCTGGCACGACGGAAAAGGAGATCCAGGAAACTCGGGCGTTTTCCCCTGCGGCCGAGGCCGATCCCTTTAGCCCTCCGCCGACGCATACCACCTGGATGCGCGTGACGTTCTTTGGCGCGAAGAATCGGTACTCCCGGACCAGCGGGAGGATGAAGGAATCAGCCTTCAGCAGCTTGCCGACGGGCCACTGTGAATTGTTCGCCGCGGGGTCTCGGATGAGCCCCGTCTCCGATTCTTGAATCGACCCGTCGCTGGCGTAGACCGCCCGGAAGATCCGAGGGGCGTAGATCTTGGCGTCCTTGCCGCCCTTCACGACGAACCCCCTCGCGTCCACGGTGACCTCGCGGTAGAAGTCCGGCGCACTGTCCGGCTTGTCCGGGTGCTCCACCAGCGCCGCCTGGGGGACGACGCTGTCCTTGAAGTCCCCCGACTCGAGGTCCATCACCGCGCCGAGGAAACTCTTCAGCCGGGAGCGGATGAAGCGGATCTCGGTTGCCAAGTTAGGCTTCGAGGGGTGCCTGACGAAGTCCGCCTCCGTCGGCTTCGATGCGTTGAAATCTGCGCCGAGGTTCGCCATATCACAGGACCCATTCGAGGATCACGACACCATCCCCTCCCGGCCCGTTGCGGCCGCCGTCGCCAGCCGCCAACGCCGCCGCACCAGAGAGTCCGGCCAGGTTTTCTCCGCCTGCAGTGCCCGAAGACCGTAGGATCAGCAGGGTGTTTTCCGTCCCCTCGCCAGCGATCGTCGCACCTCCGCCAGAAGACACGCCGGCCAGTCCCGCCCCCGCGTCGGCAAATACGGCGGGACTCAGTAGGACCCGGCTCGGGCACCCGTCACCGTTGTCGGAAGAGCTGTTAGAGATAGGGCTGCCTGCTCCGACGATGATCGTGAGGGCCTGGTCGCCGGATCCATCGAGAGGGAAGCTCGCCTGCACCATCTCGCCGCCGCCACCTCCGTGCCATCCGGACCCGTGCGTGTACGAGCCTCCCCCGCCTCCGACGATCGTCGCCTTGACTCTCCGGACACCCTTCGGCGGCTTGAAGGAGAACTCCGAGTAATTGCCCGTGAGGGCGTAGGCTTCGGGAGAGAACGGAGCACCGGATCCAGTGTACCCGCCGCTGCTCAGGTAGATCGAGTCGAACGACGTGCCGGTGCCCTCCTGGACTCCGGTCTCGGTGTCGATCGAGTAGCCGCCCCCGTAGTAGAACGCCGCCACGTAGTACTTGGCGGCCTGCTGCTCGCCCTCGTTGGCCCCCTCGGTGACCAGACCCTTGGAGTTGACCTTCACCTTGTTGTAGGTGCCGGCGACGAGGCCCGGCATGTCTTGCAGCGAGGCGTGGCGCACCACGCGGTCGCGGAGGGCGCCGGTCTCGAGATTGAACAGCGTCATGGCGAACCGCTGGACGCGAGCCTTGAGGTCGCGGATCCAGCTCGCGCCGAACTTCACACTATCCGTGTCCTCCGGTTGGAGGGGGTCGAAATCGTCTCCCAGGTATCCTGCCATAAATCTCAGCCTCCCATGCGGAGCGCACGTCCGCGGTTCTGTCGGCGGTTGTCCGTGAGCACGGCCTCCGACATCTGCGCGGCGGCCAGGTTCTCAAAGGAGGCCGCCAGCGGGTCGTTGAGGGCCGCAAAAGCGGTCGCCTTCACCTTGCTCTCCACCAGGTCCGGATAGTCCTGGAGGAGGAAGTTGGTGTCGCTGTCGTTCACCAGGTCCGCCGAGAACCTGAAGTGCGACACCTTGAAGTTGATGTCCTCGTCGGCGATGCCCGCAATGTTGATGGCCCACCCCGACGACGTGTTTTCGAGGAAGACGGGGAGTCCCGACAGGCGGCCCCGGACGTTGGGCGGGATCGTGGGCACGTTCGCCGCGGCCCGATAGTTGATCAGGCTCTCCCGACTGGTGACCTCGCAGGGAAGCTCCGAGTGGGTCGCCGGCAGCGACGGATCCACGACGGTCACGGGCGACAGCTCCGGAGTCAGCTCCTTGAACTGGCTCCCCAGCAGCGCCGAGGACTGCCCGGCGACGATCGTGATCGGCGACCGCGCCTTCATGGCCGAGAAGTTAGAGGACATCTGGATGCGGCGGATCGCCCGGTTGATCCAGATGGGATACCAGACGGTCTCCTTGTCGGCCCGGTTCACGTCCTGGGCCAGCATCAGCTTGAGGTCACCGAAGGTCATGGCGTCGTCCTCCCATGCCGGCAATGTACAGAGGAGGGCTTGACTCTAAAGAAAAAACCCGTGCCAGCGTGAGCCAGCACGGGTTGAACCGTCCTCCTCGGCGTTTACTTGCCGATGGCCTTCGAGTTGGTCTTCGGCGTGTTGACCTTCTCGATCTGCTCGACGGACTTCTTGTTAGGAAGGCCGCCGTGCATCGAGACGTACTCGGTCACGCTGTTGACACCCGACTTCTGATCGTACTTGGCAGTCTTGGCCATGTTATCTCCTTGGGGTTGGGGTTGGGGTTACTTCTCGTAGATGTAGAGGTGAGGCTGCTCCTTCTTGATCTTCCGGATCGCCTCAATCTCTTCAGGGACGTCTGTAGTGTACGTGCCGTAGGTCGCCGACTGCCCTGTGACGTTGTTGACCGGGATGTGGAAGCTGATCGTCTTCCCACTCCCCAGGTTCAGCGGCTCGTCAGGACTCATCGTCCGAACGAACCGAACCGATGGGCGTGGAGCCACAGCGGGCTTCGGCGCAGGGGCCGGAGGCACCGACAGAGCTTCCGTTCGGTCAACAGTCTTCAAGGCAGCCGGCATACGTCACGTCACTCGATCAGGTCGCGGTGATCTTCTGGAGACCGTAGGCGTAGCCGAACGCCTCCGCGAACTTGAGCTTCAGACCGTACTTGGCGCGGAACTGCTCCATGTAGGAGTCAGCACCCGGGGTCTGGATGTTCGGCTCGAGGAACATCGGCTCCATCACCTTCTGGACGACCAGAGCGAGGTCCACGACGATCATCCAGTCGTTGTAGGAGCTGATCTCCTTGAACAGCGGGTGCATCGCCAGCGACAGCTCGCCGAAGGGCGTGTTGATCGTGGTGATGTTCATGCCGAACACAGTCTCCTGTCCGGTGATGCGGAAGCCGTTCGAGGCGCTGTTGGCGAAGTTGGAGATCGCCGCGTAGGCCTTCGGGCCGCAGAACGCCAGCTTGGCGTCGGAACCGACGGTCAGGATGCTGGCGAGCCAGTCATTGAACGACGCCAGGGCGATGCCGGAACCGGAACCACCGTTGAGCCGCTGGGCGATCGTGGTCACCCCGGCAGCCGCGCCACCCTTGATGTTGTCCACGGCCTCGACGATGCCGCCGGTGTACCACACTCGGCCGTTGCTTCCGGAAACGGAAGCCTTGCGGCCGAAGAAGTACGCCAGCTCGATGTCGCGGGCGATGCGCTCCAGAGCCTGGACACGGCGCTCGCGGAGCGGGCCCTCGATGTCGGTACGGAGCTTCGAGGCCTTGAACGCATTGGTCAGGTGGACCGCCGAGTTGAAGGTCTGCACGTAGTTGACGAGAGTCGTCGGGCTCTCGTACACGGGGCTGACCGGGGACGCACCCTCATCCTTGCCGAGGGTGACGATGACCAGGACGTTGTTGTCGAGCACACCCGCGCCCGAGTCGTTGCCCGAGGTACCGCCAGCGGGGATCGGGTTGGTGTCGCCGAAACCGCGGGTGACCGTGATGGTGGTCGAGGTGCTGCCCGGGGTGACGGCGCTGACGCGCATCAGCTCACCGGTGGAAGCGCGAAGCACGGTGCCGACCTGGACCAGGCCGTTGACGTTTGCGTCAGCACCGTTGTCCACCACCAGCGAGGTGGTCGAGTCGGTGTAGGCAGTCCCCCCGTTAGCGATAGAGATCTGGCGGGTGACCGGATCGCGCTCGAACCACTTGAACTCGGTGGTTTCGGAAGGCTCATTGCGGAGCTTGCTCATCAGGCCGAACAGGGTAGTCCCCGCGTTCAGACCTCGGGAGTTGCGGACCAGGATCGTGTCCTGGAACTCGCTCACCCACTCATCAGTGTTTCCCGCTCCGACGTTGGACCCGAGGGCCCCCGCCCCGAGCGTCAGTAGACCGCTTACGGCTGGCATTGTTTATCCTTGGTTGATTGGTTGCTTACTCCGGACTGTCGGAGCAACAGCTCCAACAACCTTCGTTGACCCTGGATGTACGGCATTCAGAGAGACCTGCACAATAGGCAGCGCAGGCCCTCTGATTTATTGCCGACGAATCAAAGCGACAAAGAACCCGCGACAGACTTCTGCCAATCCTTCGGAGCGCCTGTCACGCCACCAGGGCTGTTGGCCGCGGGAGGCTTCACTGCGGGCTTCGCCGGGGCGGCCGGCTTGGCAGGAGCCGCGGGGGCCGCGGGGGCTGCGGGGGCTGCCGGCTCGGGCGAGGCGGCCGGAGCTGCTCCAGGGGCTCCGGCGAAGCCGCCGGGGGCCGCCGAGGCCTTGGCCCAGTCCTTCCAGGTGCCGGTGTAGGACGGGTACCACCGCTTGAACTCAGAGGCGATAATTCGGTCGGCTTGGCGATTCACCTCGTTGATGAACTGCTCGCGGTCCATCTGGGCGACCTGCTGGGGGAATCGTGCTACCAACTGCTCGGCGACGTAGCGGGCCGTGTCGAGATGCTCGCCCTTGTACTCCGGGAACTTGTTCACAAAAGCGACCTCTGCGGCGTGTCGCTCGAGCTGCTCGTTGTTCTGAATCAGCGGTGCAACCTGCTGTGAGAGCTGTTGCATGACCGGATTCAGCTCCGCGTAGATCGACTTGCGGGCCTCCAGGATCGATCGGGCGGCGACGTTCTTCAGGACGCCATTCAGCGTGGCGATGCCTTCCTTGCCGCCCACCAGGATCTTCTCCAAGGCCTCTTCGGACAACTGCACGTCCGGGATGCCTGCAGTGAGCTGGGTGATGAAGTCATTCTCCAGGGCCGCGATCTCCTCGGGAGTCGGCTCCTTCTTGGCGGGTTGCGGAGCGGGCTGGGGTTGAGGTTGGGCGGGTTGCTGCTGCTGCCTCTGGTTGAGCAGCGCAGCGAGTTCATCGACGGAGTACTCCTTGTCCCCGATCTTCACCTTGGCCGGAGCGGCGGGCTCGGCAGGCTTTGCGGGGGTTGCGGGAGCCGCAGGCTTTGCCGGTGCCGGCGCAGCGCCCGCCGCGGGAGGTTTCACCTCGGGCTTGGCGGCAGGCTTCGCGGCAGGCTTCGCCGGCTCAGGAGCCTTCTTGCCCGGCTTCACAAAGCGCCCCGACTCGTCGCGGGGCATGGTCTCCTTTGGGACCTGAGCGGCGACCTTGTCGTGCTCCCGCTTCAGGGCGTCTCGAGGACTCTCATCGAGGCCGAAAGCGTCCTTGGCCGAAATGCTCGGCGGCGTGATGTCGGCAATGGGCGCTTGGGCCTCCGCCTGCTCGATGGTGGTGATCCCCGAGTCGATGGGGGACGAGGTCTCAATGGTTTCAGGGTCCATACAACTTGGTCACAGATTCCGGATCATGGGCGTGGATCTCACCGAGCAGCGTCCTGGCCTCGCGAAGGGCGGCCTGGATGGCCGGTACCTCTGAGGGGGCAGCAGTCTCGAGACGGTTGCGAGACTCCTCGATCCGGAGGACCAGGAAGTTGTGCAACACCCTCTGGGGCCTGCTGCCCGGAAACTCGTTCCGAGCCCACTGCTGCTCTTCAGGGCTGACCTCTACCAGACGGTGAGACGGGCTCAAGTGAAGCGATCAGATTGACTCCGGACGCGGCTGGGTCGGGGCGATCGGCGCGACCGACGGCGGCTCGACGGCTGGGAGTCCGGGAGTTGCCGGTGCAGGACCCGGAGGGGTCCCAGGCATTGCGGGCGGCTGGACTGAAGGCGGGGCTCCGATCTGCGGCACCATTCCCGGCATGGCTACGCCGACTTGGCCGGCGACGGCACTCTGGAACGTGGTGGGGTCGTAGTAAAACCGCTCCAGGTCGTTGAGCCCGGAAGCCTTGGCACCGGCAACAATCAGAGCCCTCGGGTCCAGATTGCCCGGAGCGGGCTGGAACACCTGAGGGAACGCCGCAGCGACCTGAAGGAGTCGGGCGATGCCGGCGACCTTCTTGGCGTCCCCCGTCGGGAGACTGCCGTCGTGCGGGATGAAATCGAACTCGCCCTGGATCGTGTCCCGGCTGATGTCCAGCACGTTCACGCCCATGAGCTGCGTCGGGGAGGAGAACGGGTCGGCGACGTACCGGACCTTCTGGATGTCCTCCAGGAACTGCTGGAACATCGAGACGAACTGCTTCGTCTGCGGGACGACGGCCTGGACGCTGATCAGGCGGGCGACGCTCGACATGCGTCCCGCGGCCATCTGCTGGGTGCCTGCGAACTCCGTGGCGGTGCCGCCCGGGTCGTTGACGCCCTGCATGTAGTTGTTCGCCCCGGTGACGTTCTCGGAGTACTGGACGAAGCTCTGCATCTCCCCGGTGAAGCCCTCGGTCAGATCCTTGATGGGGATCTGCTGGATGACGTCGGAGATCTTCTGTCCGACGGCCGCCGGCTTCAGCGGGATGAGCAGGCCCTCCTTGTCCGGATTGAGGAAGTCCTCCAGATCGACGTAGTGCGGGTTCGCGACGAAGACGTTGCCGACCGTGCGCTGGAGAGCCTCCTGGTGCCGGTTCTTCAGGTAGTCGACGTGGTCCTGGAGCCCCTTCAGCATGAACGCCCACGACGGCCCGAACTGGTAGTGGGCAGTCGGGCGGCCCTCGGCGTAGGTGTACGGGAACATCCCGTGCTCGTAGGTGGACTCGTTAGCCGCGAGCAGCGTGTCGCCGTTGGCCAGGATGAACTGGAAAACCGTGACGTCCTCGCCGTCGTGGATGCCCTGGTCGTTGGGCACAAGGCGCACCCACAGCTCGACGCACTCGACGGTGCCTGGGTCGGCTTTGTTGGCCGTCTCGGCGACGAGCGGGCCGGTGATGCGCTGGCGCTCGTAAAACGAACGGGACATCGCCTGGTCGGGGCGGGTGCCGGTGGTGGACCCGTGGCCGGTCAGGGACGGCGGGATGTTGCTGTTCGGGCGGTTCTTCTTCCGCAGCTCCTCGACGGCCTCGGGGCGCACGTAGGCCGGGTGGTCGACGGGCAGCTTGGATCGACGCAGCAGCTCAGTCCACGGCAGCTTGAAACGGTGCCCCATGAAGCGCCCCTGCTGGGCCTTCCAGAGCGGCGCGGCCGGGTCTGCGATCCAGTCGTAGGGCGAGACCAGCTCCATCTTGCAGAAGCCGCCGACCGTCTTCATGCGGCGGCGGACCGACTTGTACTTCGCCGGCTGACCGTCCTCGCCGACCTCCCCCGGCACCTCGACCTCGACCTCGTAGGACTCCGGCTTCTGGATCGCCGCCCAGGAGTTGTAGAAGATGCCCCGGTTGAAGGTGAGCACGTCCTGAACGAAGAGCTGGCCCAGCAGGAAGGTGGGCTGCTGCTCGGCATTCCACCGCAGGAGCGTGTTTACGTGTTCGGACGGGATCTCGTCCTCCGGGCCCCGGGGCTCGACCTTGTGGGGGTTGCTGTCCCCGTAGAGCACCTGGGCGATGTAGGTCGTCATGGTGGTCACCTGGGTGGCCGTCATGGGCATGACGAACCGCTTCGGGTGGCCCTTCTCGAGCTTCTCGTAGTCGGCCTTGGACAGGGGCGCATAGCACATGATCAGGTCATGCGCGGAGTCCCACTCGGGAGACCAGTACTCGACGTTCCGGAATCCCAGCTCGACGTAGTCCTTGACCAGCTTCGTCAGCTTGTCGTGGTACGCCTTGTCCTTGAGCTTCGCTGCGAGGGCGCGGTCCATGGATTACATGCCCGGCTTCCGGGGCTTGATCGGCGGGATGATCTTGACGGCCGGACCCTTCGACCCGTCGGGGTTTTTCATGTGCAGCAGAACCGATCCGTCCTCCTGGGTGACGGCCTCGTACTGGCGGCCGGCAGGGTCGGTCATGCCGACGCTTGGGAAGCCCATCGGGCCCATGCCACCCATCGGGCCCATGCCACCCATCGGGCCCATGTCCGGAGCCGGGCCCATCGGGGACGGTGGGGCTGGTGAGGCGAGGGGGTCAGCGGGGCCTCCAGCGCCGGGCATTCCGCCAGGCATGGTCAGGCCGGGGGCCGGATTGGCTCCGAGGTAGTTGAGCATTGCCATAGGGTCAGGGTGTCAGTCGAACTCCAGAGACCGGGCATCCATCTTCGGGGCCGGCTTCTTCTTCATCAGCTTGCTCCGGTCGTACCCGAGCGCCGAGATCTCAGCCTCGTTGGACTCAGGCTCCTCCGCCGGGGGCGGCAGGGTGCCCATGGACTCGTCGCTGGCCTCCTCGTCCTCCACCTCGGTCTCGATGGCGCCCTCGGCCTTGCTGCCGACCTCGAAGGTCTGGAAGCCAGAGTCGGCCATGTCGCCGGCCGTGAGGGTGATGGTGTAGGGCTTGCCGGGCTCCAGGGGGCCTTCACCGAACAGGGTCGCCCGCTGCTCGGGGCTCAGGTCGATGGTCTTGGCCGTCTGCTTGGGCATGTCGGCGTTCTCCGCGGATTGAAGTGGGTCCATGTGATAATCCTCCTGTGACGTAAGGGTGGGCACGTTTCGGCCGGCACGTCAACGCCATCGACGGGCCCGGTTGGGCTTCGACAGGAAACTCAGTTTACCGACGGGGTCCTTGTTGTCATCGCCCACCTTCAGGAGACGCAGCACGTTGGCCTTCGCGTACCGCGCCGCGTCCGCGATGTGGTCGTAGTTTCCGCCCTTCGGACCCTTCAACGGCTCGTCGCCGCCGTAACCCGGCTCTCCCACGCCCGGATAGCGGTAGCCGCCAATCGAAGCCGCGTAGAGCATGGGGCAGTTCTTGGTGTCGATCCGGTAGACCAGGCGCTGCTGGGTGTCGCGGGCCTCCAGGAGGCGGTTGTAGAGCGCGATCGACTCCTGGAGGCCGACACGGCGAAAACCCGGGTAGAAGCCGTAGGAAGCCAGCACAGTGAGGCTCTGGCCCGTGTCCTTGCGTTGGGCGCCCGCGGGGTCGCAGTAGTGCAGGACGCCCGCACAGAAGGTCCGGTCGGTGTGCCAGGGGAAGACCTCGTTCAGGATCTTCTGCACCTGGCGGCACTGCTCTTCGGTGTCGGTGGACTCCTTGAAATACTCGTAGATGTCCCAGAGGTACTCCTGCCCGCTCTCTTCCCAGTAGGCACTGAAGACGCAGGCGTTGGCGGAAGCGCCGAAGTCCCACCCGACGGCCAGGTACGCGCCTTTGGGGAAAGGGAGGTCCTTGTAGACGTGCTCCTGGCTGAAGGCCCAGAACACCGGGTTGCCGTCGAAGGCCTCGGCGTACTGGCCCAAGAGCATCCGCTTGTACATCGGCGGGTTCTTGGCGTACTGACGCGCCAGATCCTCGATGTAGTTCGGCGGCAGGTTGTGCCGATTCTCCTCGGTCTCGATGTGCCAAAACCGGATGATGTTCGGGTCGGTGTAGGTCTTGGCCTCCTCCTCCCACTTCGCGATCCAGTGACGCGGGCTCGGCGGGTTGGTGTCCAGGATGAGGCCCTGCTCCTTCAAGAAGCCGCGCTCGTCGCAGTCCTCCGGATCCGAGCCCTTCCACCGGAGACACGCCATGGCGAGATCCACGTCTTCACGGTCGAACTGGTCCGCCTCGATCAGCACGATGAGGGAGGCCTCGAAACCTCGAAAGCGAGTCGCACGGTGCGAACTGGTTGGCACACCCGAGAAGAGCAGCCAGGAGCAGTACTTGTTGCCCACGGTGTCGAGCCACCGCTCGATCTCCGCCTTCGTCGCGTTGGGCTTGGCCCGCATGAAGGCGTTGTACATCTCGACGGCCTTCCTGCTCGGGATCCGGAACTGGCGTCCGCCCTCGATCTTCTTGAAGAGGCTCTGGCCGGAGTCGACGAACGCCGTGCCGGAGTTGCCCAGCACCAGCTCGAAGGTCTCCAGGGTGGTGTCCTGGTTGGCCTGCGCGGTCTTGCGGAGGATGTAGACGCGGGCCCCGGCGTATCGCCAGCAGTGCTTGAGGATCACCTCGACGGCGACGCCGGTCGTTTTGCCAGATCCGCGGCCTCCGATCAGGACTCGCGTCCGCGCCCGACTGGCATGGAACTCTGAGACGCTCTTGCCGGGCCGGTACCAGTCCGCGGGCGTTTGCTTGTCGGCGCTCACGGTGAAAAGGGGGCCCCTCCTATTACCCGGCCGAAGCCGAGGCGGTACCATGCAACATGCAGCCGGTGGGCCGCGTTACCCGCCGGAGGGGCTGCTGTGATGTAGCCCAGCCCCTCCCGGGTTCAAGTGCGTTCCACGATCAGCCCGTAAATGTCCGCATGGTGAGGAGCTTTCGACAGTCCAATGACCTGCCGGAGAATCTTCGTCGACTCTTTGGCCCACGTCGGGCACCGGAAGTGCGCGTGGACGGTCACCACCGGCCATCCACGATGGAACAGCCCGAAGCCGACCTGGACCTTCAGGTGCTGCTTTGCCAAGTCCGGCGTCGTGATCGACGGGCACGGGCGTGGTACCCGCATGTACATGAAGTTGTGGCCAGGGTGGAATATGTGGACGCACCCGAAGAGCGGGGCGAGATCGAGAGCCGACTGGTCGGTGAACCCGCCGTGCGCCCGGTTGTCACTCCCATGCCACCTCCACGACTTCAGGAACTCCCGGCGCCACCAGTCAATGATGTGCAGGCCGTCCTTGCTGGCGTACACGTACCCGCCGTTGAAGTGACCGTACTGTTCCGTGCCCCAACTGCTCTGTGACTTGTCCATGCAGCTCCGAGACAGCTCGGGCGCGAGCCCGATCGGTGCGGAGATTACGTCCAAGAATCTCCGCAACACCACCATGTCCGCGTCCAGATAGAGAGTCGTGCCGTGCCTCGTCGCGGCCTCGGTGATGACGTCCATCTTACCGAGGAACGGGCCGGGGGTGAGCGAGCTGTTCGGGAAGACTGTAGCAAAGTCGACGAAGTGGCTCGCGTAGGACGCAGGGTCACAGAGCATCGTCTCGACGCCGGCAACGCCCCAGGACGCCACGGTCGCCGCTCCGACGTCATCCGTCAGCACTAAGACAGGCTGATCGTTCTTTGAGAGCCTCAGGCTCTTGACCAGGATCTCCGCCTCCGCGACCGACGGGCCGATGGCCACTGTGCAGAAACTGGCAATGGTTGTACGGCTCTCGGGGTAGGCCGATTGCATGAGCCGCTCCGTGTTCTCCAACATCCGAGTCGAGTGCTCTGGCCCCTGCGTGTAGCTGTCGTTACGCTGGTGGTAGACGTGCGCCGGATCGCCGCCGTGGTAGCACCAAGGAGTTCCCGACAACGCGACCCGGTGGTGCGTCACCATGTCCTCATGTACGTCCCGGGGCACTGCCGCGAAATAGTTGCCGTGCTGCGGAATGATGTCCCGGTGGATGACCGTCTTGCAGGGCGAGAACATCCTCGAGTGGAGTGACCAGTCTCCGGAGATGGTGGTGGGGACCCCGCCCTGGGCGAAGTGGACCCAGTCTCCGATGCCGGCCTTCTGGCCCTCGGCCTCCATGTTCTCCAGGAGCACCGTGAAGCGCCCCGGCAGCATCTCATCGTCGTCGTCCATGAACGCCACCCACGGGTACTTGTGGAGGAATGCGGCGGCCAACTTGACGGCGCGATTTTTGGACTCACCGACACCCGGAGCCTTTGGGAGAGTGACGATGACCCGCTCCTGGGCCCGCATCGGAAACTGCCGGACAGTGCGGACCGTGTCGTCAGTGCTCGCGTCGTCGGCGACCACCAGGGCGTAGGGGCGGCCCTTCAGAGCCTTGTCTATCGACGCCAGTGATCGTTGGATGAACCTGGCCGAGTTGTGGGTGGCCATGGCGACGACGACTCCGGAAGGCATTGGAAAAAACCCCACCTCGCGCAGGACCGCAAGGTGGGGTGAGGGAGGGCTTGGGGTTGGTGTACTCGGGTAGGGAAGTGCCTCCCTCGAAGCTCACTTGCCGTTCTCGAGAGCCGCGACGTCTTCCGGCGTCGGCTCCTGCTTGGCGGGCGGAGCCGCGAAGATCTCGAGCAGGCGGTCGAAGCCGAGGACCGCCCCGCGGGACGCGAGGAGGTTGGCGTTGGCCTGCTGAAGCTGGGCGTTGAGGGCGTTGATCTGGGCCTCGAGGTTCCGGATGTTGTCCTGCACCTGGAGCTTTTCCTTCTGGATGATAGCGATGTCGGTCATCGAGACCAGGTGTAGCCGAGACGCCCTTGAGTTCAAGCGAAGGTTACTGCAGAGCCGGCGTGTCCGTGCTGGTCTCCGGCAGCAGGGTCAGACCGAGCTTCTCGGCCACCTTCTCGTAGAGGTAGTTGTCGTCGTCGGACCACGCCGCGTAGTCGGCCCCTTGCAACGTCAGACTCCCAGTCATCAGGACGTTGCCGATCATCATGGCCGGCGAAGTCATCCCTGCCGGAGACGGCATCTGCACCTGCTCGAGTTTTCGCACCTCGTACTGGATGTTGGCGTAGTTGAACGGGGTGACTTGGACCCAGGGGATGGCGACGGCGTTTGCCGTCTGGCCAAGCACAGGGGCGTCGGCGATCTGTCGGTATGCGGTGGTCATGGGGTTGTCTCCTTCAATTCTTCGGGTACGAACGTGGCCAGTGTCTCAGGGGTGTCGTAGGACGACAAGTCGATCAACGTGATGTCTCGGAGCACCTGCTTCCGGCGAGCGATGTCGGCGATCATGGCGGTGTCGCCACGCTCGAAGGCCCGCATGAACTCGACGTCGAGTTTCTCCAAGAACGGCTTCCGAAGAGCCCGAAGCTGGTTCTTCTTCATCGCGTGGGCCGCCGCTCTGTTCCACGTCACCTGTCCCTTGGTGTCGAGGCGCCACGCCTCGAAGAAGTACTTCATGCCTCCGAGCGTGGACGTCTCCTTGACGACGGAGGGGCGTGGGGACCCGTCCGGCAGCGGCGGCACGTCCTTCTGCTGAACCCATGCCGCGATCTGGTCTTCCTGGGCCGGTGTGGTGCCAGGCGGGTACGCCGGGGTGACCACGCTGACCCACCCGTCGTCGTTGGTGTAGAGGATGACTTTCATCAGGCTGCAATGAAGGCTACTCGGACGATCACCGAGTCCCAGAGTGAAAGGCCGGAAGGATACTCACAGACGACGCGGCAGCTTCCGGACGCCTGGGCGCCGCTGCGTCGAGGCACTGCCAGGAACACGTTGTTGACGTTCTGGCCTGGCGACGGGGCATCCAACTGAGCGGTCCCGGCGACGACGTAGGTGGTGTTGCCGATCGCGTTGGTGAAGTTGACGGTGTAGTCGCCGGTGCCGTTCTTGGTGACGCTGCTGACATTGAAGTTCGCGTTGAGCGTCGTGGCCGACGGGGGCGTGCCGTCGAAGTGGCACCAGGCCACGACGCGGCCTCCGATCGTCGCCGTCAGGTTGCCGGCCGCCCGGGTGAGCGTAAGGGTGCCAGCCGAGATGCTGACGGCTGTGGTGTCACGGTTTTCGTAATAGCTCGCCGCCTGTCCGTTGAGCTGCGTCGAGTTGGTGGCGGTGGTCGCCGTCGCCGCATTGCCAGTGCAGGACGACGACGATCCGGCGATGTTCATCGTCTGGCCACTCAGCATGCCCGCAAGCGTGGCCATCGAGAGAGCCTGCGGGGCTTGGGCCACGGATGCGCTGCTGTTCCCCAGGACGCTCGAGATCGCGACGTTCTGGATCTTCGCATACGTCACCGCGCCCGCTCCGATCGTGGCCGTGATCGCTGTCGTTCCGGATCCAGAGACGTCCCCCGACAGCGTGATGCTCTGGTTGCCGGTCAGGTAGCTGACGTTGCTGCCGCCCGTCACGATGCCTTTGGCGTTGACCGTGACGTTGTTGTAGGTGCCAGCGCCGACGCCGCTGTTCGGGATCGCAGTCGAGAAGTTCGCGTCGTGGATCAGCGTGGCCCACGCGCCCCAGCCGGCGTCGATGCCGGCGCGAAGGCGGAGCACCGGGTTGGACGTGCTGTTGGCGGCGGAAGCCGAGAACAGAAGCTGGTAGTTCGGGTCGCCCTGGCTGACAGCCGTGCCGTCCCAGGGCGCGATCGTGATCAAGCCTCCGTAGTTGCCGCCCATTGACGCGAAGGACGTGCTCTTGAACTCGAAGCTGATCTGCTTGACGTAGGTGTTCGGAGCCAGGTTGACCCCACGCCCGCCAGTGCCGCTGATCGTGTTGGATCCGGTGATGTACGCCGTTGCATCCCAAAGGCCGAGGCGGCTTCCGGATGATGACGCTCCCGCGATGTCGATCGTGTACGTGCCCGAGAGACGCGCCGACGGGAGGGTGCCTGCGTTCAGGTTTCCAGCGTTCTGGTAGAAGCTGGCCGCCTGGCCGTTGAGTTGAGCCGCCGAACCGCTGATGTTGATGTTCCAAGTCCCGCTTGCCCCGGTGCCCGTGAGGGTCGGTGCGTAGGAGTTGTAGTTGGAACTGTTGAGAAACTGCACCCAGGAAGTCCACGTGCCGCTGTACCTTCCGCGCATCCGCAGGTCGTTGCCCTCGAGGCCGTAAGCGACCGCGAGCTGAGTCACGTTCCCTGTGCCTCCGGTCCCAGCGTACTCGAAGTTGACAGGGTGATAGTACTGGCTGGGCCCGAAACCGTTCGTGTCGCTTCCCCGCAACAGCGTGGTGCCGGTGCCTGGCATCGTGTTTGAAACGTGGTTCCAGTCCGTCGTGCCACCAGTCCCGAACGTCGCGAACAGCCACTTGGAGAAGGCTGTCGTAGCGATGCTGGTGCTCGAATCGGACTTGGATTGCGTGGTCGAAGAGACGGCGCTTCCACCGATGCTCAAGGACGCGGCCGTGCCAGATGCTGCGAGGACGTATGAGGTGTAGTTCCCGGCGTGAAGGACTTGGTTGCCGCCTTGCTGAAGCGCAACTGCGAAGTTCGCGGCGGTGTTTGAGAGCGTGGCAGTCTTGGTATTTCCGCAGACGATCGTGAACGTCCCCGCCGAGCTTCCGCTCGACTGGAGCATCGTGTTGAGTGCCGATGCAACAGGTGTTGCCGTACCATCAGTGTCGTATCCGACGCGGATCCAAAATGATTGAGTGCCGGAAGGAGAGTTGACCCGCAGACCCGTCGAAGTGCCCGTCGAGATTGCAAGCTCTCCGGTCAGCGTCCCACCAGACAGGGGCAAGGCGTAGCTGTTGAAGTTGCCGGCGTGAAGAACCTGCTGGCCGTTCTGGGTGATGGCCCCAGTCACCGAAAGCGTGCTTTGCAGTGTCGCTGCCCCAACCACCTGAAACCCGCCATTTACAACGGTGTGAGCGCCTCGAATGTAGTTCTCGTACTGTGTGCCGGTGTAGTACCCAAAATGAGTACGACCATCTCCTTGGCTCACTCCGTAGGACGCAGTTGAAAACCACGCCTGCCCTGCCGTGGATGCGGAGGCCCTGATGATGGCTCCTCCTGATTGGAGATCCCCAGAGAACGACGCGCTGGTGCCGGTGACCGCTCCCGCATTGCTCACCGAGAACACCTCGGTCCCCGCGTTCACGTCTGAACCGCTCTTTATCGAGAGGCCGAGGGCTGCGATGACCCCGTTGCGCTGCAGTCGCACCTTCCCGACGCCCCCGATGGCGGTGTACAGGTGCGCGGATCCGTCAGCACTCGCGCCACCGCTTATGAGGATCGCCGGGTCGGTCGTGGCCGTGACAGCAAGCTGTCCACTGACAAACCCACCCGTCAGCGGGAGTGCGTAGCTGGTGTAGTTCTGGTCGGTGAGGCACCTGTTCCAGGTTTGCCAACTCGCAGTTCCCCACCCTCCACGGAACACCAGATCGTTGCCGGCGTGGCTGATGTAGACCTGCGCCCTGGCGTCGCTCCCGCTCCCGAAGTTGACCAAGGTCCCGTACTTGTACGCGGCGTTGGTCGGAAAGTTAGAACTCCCCGTGCCGGTCGGGATGTTGAAGTTTTCCTGGAAGATCGAGTTGACCGTCTGCGCCGTGTTCCCGAACACGTTCCAATCGTTGTAGCCAGGATGACCAGCAGCGCGGAGGTAGGTGTTGTTGAGGTAGGAAGTGTAGTTCCCGGCGTGGATGATGGGGTTGTCGTTGATGTTGAACCGACCGCTCGAGTAGAAGTCGATGTTCGCCCAGTCGATCTGGTTTATCGTCGAGCCCCCAACGAACAGCGAAGCACCGTTGTTCGATCCCGGCCTCAGATATGACGTGACCCTCCCGAACTCAA